TGTCTTTTTCATAGATAAAGCTATCGCCAATCTTTAAAGAATTAAATGTAACTTTATTCTCGGTTGTCGCTTGTTCTTCATTACCTGAGGTTTTCATTTGAGTTTTTTTCAAAAAAAAAAAAAAAATAGGGTTACTCATAATAACCCTAATTTTCAAGCCTTGATAAACTTCGTTTCTGCCACTTCAAACTTGATTGGTTTGTTTTTGGCGATTTCGGGCAGAGCATTCATTTGAATGAGCTCTTTTCCGTTATCATCTAAAAATTCAATTTTCATACCTGAAAATTTCGAATGAGTTCCGTCAGGATTGCTCAATTCGAATTCTTGAGGCGTAACGATAATTTTCGAGACGTATCCAAGAGAAATATTTGCAGCCATCAAATCCACCCTTTAAACATTGCGAAGCAAGACACAAGAAACATAATGAGTGCGACATAGTCATACCCATTTTCCTTAATTTCTTTTTCGATGAAGTCCATTTAAAGTCCTTTCAGATTGTTGAAAGATTCACAAAAGCTTTCAGAGTCATCAGATCTTCTAATTCAAGCTTGGTTTGCTCCCAGGCCGAGTCAAATTTATCTAACCACTCCTTTAGGCTTACTCTTCGTTTTTGACGCTCTAACTGTGCTAAGTTTCGTTTTACACGGATGATAGCACGCTCTACAGACACAAGTTCATTGCTCACTTTAAAATACCTTTAAACAGTGTTGTTGAAAAGCAGTTTAACGACATGCCTAGGTCTTGTCATCAAAATTTCTTTTCTAGCATCTTTATTACTTCATCTTGTTTTTCAACAAGATGAAGCAATTCATTTCTCGTGCAATCTGTCACTGCTCTTTTCATGAAAGATCTAATAACTTGTTGTTGTTCTTCTACCAAGCGTAGAATTATATCTCCAGGAAAATCTTCGGGATACGCATCAACCAAAGCAAAGAATTGCTTATAGTTGAAAATCCCAAGACCTGTCACTTCAACCATATTATCATGGTTGATAAAGATATAATTCCACCTGCAGGAAACTTCATCTGATCTCACGAGCGCCATGTCAACTCCTTTGGTTGAGATTCAGTTGTGAAAGACCATCGGCCCCGAAGGGCCTAGGTTTCGGCTAGTTAAGCCTCGTCAGTTTCACTTGCAGTACCAAGCATTTCCTGTACACCACACACTCAAGTCAAACTTGGAAACAATCTCATCAAAGCATGCTTCAGTAATTTCAACATGCTTGCCGTGTTGTATTCTGAAATACCTCATTTGAAATCTCCTTTGGTTGAGGTTTGACTATAAGCTTTTGCTTATCATATAAGATACCGATTTTTCCGCAATTATTCTTTATAAAAATGATGATTGTTCCAAGACCCTAAGTAAGTAAGTTTCTTTCTCCAGTAGGGCTTCACATAATCAGCATGGAAGTGCGTAGCATTTTCGAATTTTAAAGGTATTCCGAGCAATCCATTATATTGATTTAAAGTTAACATCGCTAGATAATCATAAGTTTCTTTTGCAATTTTCTTTTCTTTGTACAGTGTCCAAGAAAATTGATTCTTTTTAAAGATAGTTGAACAATAATCTTCATCTTTAGTTCTATTAAACACTACTTGATTTACAATCAAAATGCCAACAACGCCTTCGCCGATAGCTTCATGATATATATTTTTGACAAGACAATCAAGCTGGTTTTTAGGAATACCTTTAAGATCTTTAAAACTCTTTTGATAGTCTAAATCTAAAGGACACATCAAAAGCAATATGATAATAAATCTCATACAGAGCTCCTTTCATATAAGATACTATTATTTTCGAAAGGACACCCGTTGAGTTATTTGCCGTTGTCAGACGAATTAAGTTTAGGGTCACGTAATCTCAAATTAGCTTTGACAGACTTTCCGCCTTTTCTTATAGGCACCTTATGATCGATATGCTTTCCCTCTCTTTTTATTTCAAGAGAGTCATAAAGACGCCTTGCCTTTTGTCTTTCATGTTGATTGCTGTCAGGACCAGATTTACCTGTCTTTAAATCTTGTTGATACTCTTTTTTATAATCACGTTTTCTATTAGGATTATACGGCATACTTACTCCAAAATAAAACCCCGCATTAGCGGGGTTAATTATTACTTACTTTTAAGACATTTTCCAGCTGCTTTACACTTCGTCGGTGTAGGACAGCCCTTGCAAGGTTTAAAAGTTTCTTGCTTTTTGATATGAATCATTATCATTAACATTTCCTTTCGTAATGCGGAGCATCTTTAAATTTCTTCCAGAACATTCCTGCTCTGTTTAATGGACTAAGACTTTCCCAGAATCTTCCGATCTCTTCTGGGTAAACAATCTTACCGTCTTTCGTAAAGTAAATATCAATGGCGCATTTCTTCAAATGCATTGAATCCATTGTTTTAGATCTTCCGGTTTTGATATAAATCTCTTGTTGTTCAGGAGTCCTTTGAAGCTCACCTAATCGAGCCTCATAGCCTAACTTAAAGGCTTCTTGAAGCAGCCTTGCTAAATCTTTTGCAAATGCTTCTTGATGTTGTCCTAGTGTCATTCTTTCACCTTGTTAACGATAGTTTTAAACGTTTCGTCTTTGTTTTGAGAAGATCTACTAGAACCATAAAAGAACTGTAAGATTTGACTAATTATTGTACCTAACAAAAAACCCAATATTGTATCAGCAAATCTTATATTGTCTTGCGGAATAGTGCCAAATGTAATGAATCCAATATAAATAGCACCGCACATAGACCAGAAGATTGCTAAATAGTAAATAAACCTTTTCGAGAAAACATCATATTGTGCTAATGCGGCAGCTTGTAAATTACGAGCATTTTGAACATCAGCTAAGTAGGCCTTTTCAAGTTCCGCATTAATTTTATTATCTTCTTGCTTTAATCTTAAGAGCTCTTCTTCGTGCTCCATTTCAAACTGTTGTAATTTTAAAAGATCTTCTTGGCTTAAAGAAGCTTTATCTACATCTACTCCAGTTTTCTCTTTTACCCAGTCCTTACCTTTTGCAAGGACTGCGTTTCCGATTAAATTTAAACCAGCACCAATTAAGGGCTGCAGGATCGCTGGTAGCATATTTATCCTTATTAATGATTGTATAACTAACTACATTTACCTAATGATACATTAAGAGGGGGGCGTCCTTGGGTTAATCTAACGGGTTTGCTAAACAAATATTTTCACGAATAATACACAAAGGGTTTCTTACGAGTATCTCTAAAATCAAAGTCTTCTAAATCTTTTAATCCAACAGCAAGCTTCTCGAGAATATGACTTTGTGCACGCTGAGGTCTATTCATTATAAGTCTAACCCACCACATTGGTGTAGTCATCCAATGATACTCAGTATCTTTATGCTTCTTCAGTTTAGGTTTATTTCTTTCTTCTGTATTATAAAGCAATGAACTTGGTTTGTCTTTAATTGTTCTTGACATTTCATTACCTCCAAAACTCTGAAAATAAATGCGAAAAAGCGGGCCGAGGTGACGCCACTGGTCACCCCATGGCCCTGGTACTACTTGCTGAGAAAAGTGTCAAGGTGGTCCAACCTGCTACCCTGCCGGGGGAACCTGCTACCCTGCCGGGGGAGCCTGCGCATGGCAACGTGGCCGCGTCTCTCCCACCCATTATTTTCAAGGATTCTTGTAAAGATAAATTCAGGATCCATATGAGATCCTTGAGATAACACAAAATCAAGCTTTTGTTTAATGCCTTCTTTAATGAGTTCTTCATGAAGTTGAACAGCACATTTATATGCCGTAAAACCTTTTTCAGAGCAAGCATAATAGATTTGCACTAAACCAACTTCATTATTATGCAAGGGCTTGTCAATAACTGCAACTATAAATGCGATTATATTATCATTCTTTTTTAGAATTTTCATAAAAGATTTTCTAAAGTATAAATCAGTCATACTTTTAAGACATTTATTTTTATCGACATTTACAAAAGAATGATCATTTAAGTTGTAATATAAATTAACACAAAAAGAAATATCTGTTAATTTTAATTTTTCTATTGTGGTGGTATTGGCCATACAATATTAAACGGATCTGATTGATTAGTAATATCACGAAGCTGTTGACGATAAATAACCCATTCTTGTTTACGTTCTAAACTTAAAGGTACATCTGATAAAAGTAACCAGTCGGACTTTTGTAGTAGCGCGTTTCTTTTTTGACGAACTATCAGCCATGCAATAGGTCCTTGCTCAGCGATTATTTCTTCAGCAGTCATGTCAACTACACTGTTGTTAGCTACTTTTTTGTTTAGAATTGCACCTGTATATGGCAGCCAACCTTGGCCCTCAACAATATTCAAAACAACATCTGTTGATAAACATTGAATTTGTTTTTCTATTCGCCCATCAGCTAGATTGTAAATTATAGCGCTAATCATCTTTTAACCTCAAGAGTTGTAAGAGACCTATTTGTGACAGTCATAGAGCCAAAGCTAGTTTGAACACTCAGTTGGACTTTATAAGTTCGAGAGCCTGTTGTTGTGTTAATATCGAGTACTGAAGCAGATAGCGGCAAGTTTTCACCAAGACTTACAGCCGCAAAATAAATTTCAGTCGTACCTCTAATTATTCTAACATTCATTAAACTGTTAGAGCCAGTTCCAGTGCCATTATAGGTAAATGAATAAGTAACAAGAGTTGGGGCTCCGCTAGATGTATATGTTAAAGTTTGAACATCATGCCATACAGTACCTTGTGTAAATGTTGATGCTGATGTAGTATAAGAAGACGAAGGGATTGTAACTGCTTGATTTGCTATATTAATCGTATTAACTGCATTAATTGCATCTGCAGTTAAAGATCCTGAAAAAGTACCTGTAGCCGCACTTAGAGAACCGCCAAAAGTACCTGAAGCTGCATCTAGAGTACCTGCAAAGTATGCAGCACCTGTAGTTGCATTTAAACTAAAAGTTACATTACCGTTCGCATTGTAAGCTGCAATACCGTTTTGAGTAAATCCAATACCAGAGCCTGAAGTACGAATACCACTTGAATTCCAGTCTAAACTGCCTGCTGCAAAGCCGCCGCCGCCAGATAAAACAGTCCTTGCACTTGCTGAAATTGCATCAGTAGGAGGTTTAGTTCCACCAACTTGAGAATAAGATATAGGTGTTGCAGAACCTGCATTGAATAGTAAAGTTTGCCCATCTGCAGAATATATACTTAAACCATTTGAGTTAATTTTAGCAGCCGTGATTGAGTTTGCAGTAATTCTATCTACACTAATAAAACCAGATGTAATTTTGTCTGCTGATAAATTGCCAATTTTAGCATTTGCAATTGAACCATCTTGAATACGTGCTGTATCAATATATACAATGCCATCTGCAACAATAAATGGTTTTACTCTAGTATTTGTTGCAGTTGGATTTGCAATAAAAAATTTATCAGCATTTACACCAAAAATAGACTGACTTGCACCCGTTTGAGTGTTAACTTCACTTTCGAGACCAAAGCCACTAAGGATACCATTATTATCAATAACTAAAGAGTATGCTCCTATGAGATTTCCGTTTTCAGCTCTTGTTGTCATTTTCTGTTGTACAGAAACATTCATATCATTCAGGCTGCTTTGAATTGTTACCACCTCAAGTGCTAAAGAGTTATCTGCTTCAGTTCTTGTAATTACTTCTTGATTGTATAAAGCTTGATAGATATTTACAGACTTAGTTCCAAAAGCAATCCAATCAATATACCATGTGTTGCCAGCAGATTGGTATAAATATAGTGAAATTCCATAAATGTCACTATTAATCCAATCGGTACCTCCATTATTTAGCTGAGACATATCCCACTCAGCTATAAACCAATCAGTGACGCCAGAACTGTTCGTAACTACACCTGTAGGTAATGGTATAATTTTTCTATAAGCTGTAGAAGCTGAATGACTGTTTGTAGTGTATCTTAATTCGCCTAGCCAGCCAATATTTGAAGTTCCTGAAGCTTTCTTAATACGCATTCTCATTACAGGTGCGTATTGTCCATCAAATCTCTCAGAAATTGTAAATGTTTTACTTAATATTATAGCAAGTCCAGATGTGTTAGAAATTTCTAATGAATTTACAGAGCCTCTCCAACTTAACGTAGCATTGCTGATTGAAAAAGATTCAGTTGTAGAATCAAAGTTAAAAGTTCGATATGCTGAAAATCCTTCGCCGTACTGACCAACTGAATTTGTTCTAGCTGACAGTGTAGTTACAGAACTAGAAAGACTGGTTGTTGTATTTTCTAATGTCGATACTTTTGTAACTAAACCTGTTGTAGGGGCATCAATTAAATTAACTCTAGAATTCAGAGTTGTGCTTAATTGAGTCGAATCTATTTTAGACGATAATGTTTCTAATAATTTTGTGCTATTAGGACTTGTTAACGCACCTAATCTATTTGAGAAAGGTGTAGATTCTACACCTTCTTTATTCACTTCTTTTAATGCAAATAAATAATTAGTATTAGGGTCACCACTGAATATATAACTATTTGTATTACCCTCGACTGAAGAGATCTTAATTAAAGAACTTAATAAAGTTGTCAATGCTGGTTGTGTATTATAATTAAAATAAGCGCTATATTTTCCAGTTATATCAGTTTGCAGTTGAGGTCTTAAAACTTGGTTTATATAAGTCTGTTGCGCTTCAGTAGCAGTTCCCGCTAGAAAATTCGTAATAATTGTTACGTCTGTACTTGTTACAGAATTCGAATTATCAATATCCCCGAGCATCCTACCATTAAAGACTTCTTTAAATATTGTACTACCAGGTGTCTGATTGTTTACCGCTTGTGTAAGACCTGTTTGAATCGCTGTCCAATTTTCAAAAGAATTGGTCATTGGAGCGTAGTAAACATCTGTATAACCATGTCCACCACCTTCAGTGTAAGTTGGTATTGTCCAGGTCATCCTGATAGAATTATACAAAGCCGTAATATTAAAGTTAGTAGGCGGAGATGGTGGTAATGAAGGGTTGGTATTTATAGTAGCTCTAATAGATTCTTTTCTAGATTGAATTAATACAGTGTACTCTAATACTTCAGTAGCTGTTTCCACACCCGGCTTAAACTCTGAAACACGAGCTTTATAATATCTTGGAGCACCTAAATAAGGTTCAATTTGAAGCGTTTTAAGAGCGCTGCCAGATATTAATTGATCGTTTAAATACCATTGATAAGTAGGATTCGAAAAACCTCTAGCAACTGCTGTTAAAACAATTGAAGGAGTGGTAAAATTAGTTGTGTATGCTTCTTGAATAAACACTAAATGATTCGAAGAAATTGTTAAATCACGTTTATAATTTTGAGTTACTTGTAAGATACCTGTACTCACAATATTTGATTTTTTACCTAATGTAGTATAAGATCTTACACCAAAAGCTACATTAATATAATTAAAAGGTGGTACTGAGAAGTAAGTATTATTTGTTCTACCAATCTCTTGATATTCGCCAATTTGGTTATTCACTACAGGTGCGATATATACAATATATCCAGTAACTTCACTAAATACACCACTCCAAGATAATTTACCAATTGTACCTTCTAATGTAGTGTCAGCGCTATTCAAAGTGACATTTGTAGGCGAATCAATTTCAAAATTATAAAGATTTTCAGGTAAAATTAGCTGGTCATCTTTAACATTCCAAGCTAACTGTGTCCAATCAAATCTCGTAGCATTTACAGTACAAATAGCGCTAGCTTCATATTTTATTTCATTAACCCTTAAGTATAAATCCTGAAGACTTAATCGTTCACTATTTATTTTTATATAGTCACCTGGTTCTAAGAAATTTTGCTTAACAATGTACTTAAAGTCTACTGTAAATGCTGTTCTACTGGTTCTAACAAGCTCTTCAGCCTTTGCTAAAGCATGGTAATAATCACATATACCTTCTGCATAAATATCTTCGGTAAGTTCTACACCACTGTCTTCAGCTAATAAAGCTTGATAAACAGCGTTTGAATTATTTATAATTAGAATATCAGTATAAGCTGGAGATCTGGTAGACCATACTTCTAAACTACTAGAATATAATCTAGCAGCTACGCCTTCAAGTGAGCCAGTATCATTTCCAGAAATACTTATTGTATATACAGAATTAGAATCTAGATATATACTACTATTAACCTGACCTACATTAGGATATCCAACAGAACCTGAATATACAGTCCCAGCTGGCCCAGAAATAGAAATAGTTATACTATCATCACCAGTAAATGTTAAACTGTAATCACCCGATGCTTCTGGTGAAAATTTCCATGTAAAAGATCGAGTACCATCTGCGCCATCTCCGGCTTCACCTGACCAAATTGCAAGGGAATTTAATAATCTATTCGCTGAAGTATTGACAGCTTCATCCCAACCTGACTGTTGATTGTAATATGTTCCACCAATGCCTTTTTTGATAACTCCATTAGCTTTTGGAGGCCATTCTGCAGAGTCTTCTACGAAATTTTCAGCTTCATTGCTAAATCTAATTACACAATGGTTTAGTCTTGAACTGCTATCAGGCCATGAAACATTAAATTGCTCTCCTGCAAATAAATCATCATCCGTAAAAGAAGCAGCTAAATTTAAGTTATTATTACTATAAGTAGTCGATCCTGTATTTAACCCAGTTAATAAAGCTAGGGCATTATTAATTAAATTAATCATTCAATTTGCTCCAGGGTATTGTAAGCTTAATTTATATTTACCATTAGACCAAATAAGTCTAGCATCACCCATTGTAGAAAGTATTGATTCGATATTTTCTCTTATAGGTTTAGACGTATCTAAAATAATATTGCATTCATATAATGGAATATTTCTTCGAGAAACATTTCTTATTTCGTTAGTTGGTCTCCAAATTTTACCTCCAACTAAAACATTTTGTTGTACAATTCTATCACACACTAAAGATGCATTATAAAAAGATTCTAAATCGATCTCAGATATATCTAAAGCTTTTGTACTAGTGTTTAAAACAAAACTCGACGTATCTTCCAAAAGATAATCTAATAGACATAGCGCCGGATTATTTGAGTAAGTCCTACTGGAATTTATAGCATAAGAATAATTATTAACAGATCCCGACCGTGTTATAGATCTAACTTTACGACCTTCTATAAAAAAACTAACGTTAGGTATTTCAGCTGGATTATCTCGATCTATCTTTGTAAAAATATTCGAATAAGCCACCCCTGTAAAGAGTGCCGAAGATCGCTCTGCAAAATTTTTAGTTACATTAGAATTAATTCCACCATTACCATGACATTCCGCATGAATATGTTTATAGTTGCTGTCATTGTAATGATAATTACCGTCAATTACAAAATCATAAAATTTGTGTATTGGCCCTAAGCAAATTGCCTGCTGTATTAATAAATATTCATTTTTAGAACCTGTTTGAGTGCCATTTAAACCATTTCCTATAGTATCTACATCTTGAATCGTAGGTAGCATGTCATTTAAAGTACTGGCGGTTTGAGCCCATACACGGACACCTCCAACCTTTGCTCTACCATATATAATTGGCAATGATACCACCTCTGTTTCAGTAACTGTTTCAAAGCCTTTTCTAGCTTCTGCAGCTGCTCTTGCTTTAGCTCTTGCTTTTTTAGCTTGTGTAATTTGGTAAATAGTTGATGCTGCGGTTATTACTGCTGACAGCCCTGCCCAAAAGGCTGAGGCAGCGGCACCACCAGCTATAATTGCAGTTCCAATAGCCGTAAAAATCGCCATTAGATTCTCCCCCATTTAAGTCTTATTTTTCCAGTACCTTGATAGACATGATCAAAAGCAGAATCCGATGGATTTATATTATTTCTCATGAAACTTCTACTATTATAAAAAGCCTTAGTAGCTTCTAAGTTAGCAATAGGACTCGCACAATTTATTGTATACATTACTTCTCCTAATTCTTGAGTTTCAATTTGATATCTTGTAAAATCTATTTGGCCTCTGTACATTAATAGTACATCATTTATATTAGTGATAGGAAGATTCGTATCAGGGTTTATGAACACTAATAAAACTTCAATGGGACAGCCTACTAAACCTTGCTCAGATAAGAATCCAAATTCGAAATCTGGATCTGTTAATCCGATGCTATACTGCTCGCGATCAACTTGTGTGGAAATCCTAGGTGGATCTAATATAGCTATTTTAGAATTCGCTGTAAATATTCTTCCATCACTTAAAGTAATATCTCTAAAGTAAGTTGAAAGTCTTTTAAATGTATTGCCCTTTTTAATTTGTAAACAATAGAAAGCTTCAATATTTGGTTTATTTAAAATATTTATTTGTGTTTGCGTTAATTTTATCATAGACGTTCTAATAGTTTAATTCTGTCAATTGACATTAAAACACCATCAGTGTAATTCATACCAAGCGTACTTTCAGAATCAATTAAGCAAGGTATAATAACATCATTTCTAAAATTAAATGTTAAGCTAGACACACTTGTTCTAAGGCTTGGATAAATATTCATTGTATAAGTCGTATCTAAGTTCATAGCATTGATTGTGTTTGTCACCATGTAAATTTTAGTAATATTACTACTGTTAAATTTAAAGAAACTTCCTTTTTGTATTAAACCTAAGAAATTTGTTATATTTATTTGAGTAGAACCAGCACTTCCTGATGCCAAAGGTAAACTTGTACTATTTAAAACATTTTTATTTTTCACAGAATAATTTTGAGGCATTAGTATATTAACAGTTTCGGTAAGCCCTTTCAACATAAGCTCTACCATTAAATCTTCAGCGCCTTCAGATAACGGCTCTAAACCTGCTTCGATTTCCCATCGATGCGCTGTTGATTTGCTAGTAAATCTCTTTAGTGAAAGGGCATCCGAAACCGTCACAGGCTGATTTGAACGTACATTTAAAGGTACCGTAAATTTAGCTAGTAAATTGCCTGATGAGTCTAGGATGCCATACATGATTAAACTCTCAACCCTTTCTCTCTGTTGTAATAATTAACACCATCTGCAATAGATGGCAACATTTTATAAATTTCTGCTTTAGTTTGCTTGCTTATATCACCAGTTATATTTATATTAATAATTTGATTTGAAGACTCTTTTAACATTGATGCAGGAGGTGTGGTTAAAGCAGGAGGTTGTGTGATAGTACTATTTACTAATCCACCTTCGGCTAGCTTTTTAATTTGACCTGAATTTATTGCATTTAATAATCCAAAATTTTGTCTGGTTGCATTTGCATTTACAACAAATTCTCCATTAGAAAGCATCGCTGGAATTGAATCAGATGTACCTGTTCCAGGACCTGATACAAAACCGCCAGATGCAAAATTAAGTCCAAACAAAGACGGTATAAATTTAATAGCTGATTTTGCTAAATCAAAAATCCCCTTGAATATGCTAGAAAATTCTTCTAATCTAAAATCTTTAAAGATAGATTTAATAATACCAAAAACACCAACGATGCCTTCTTTAAAAATATCTCCTATTGAAACGAATATTGAATTTAGAAATGTTTTTATATCTGTTCCTAAAAAATTAGAAATTACTTGAAGTGTCTCATCAAAAGTTCCAATTTCTTTTGACCAAATACTTGAAAATTCACTCCATTTAGCACCTATTTTAGAAAACACACTTGCACCTAAATCAAATAATGATTCACCTAATTTTTCAATTCCGACTGAAGCCGTCAATTTACTAGTGAACCCTTTTATAAATGTATCAAGAACATTTTCTGTAGTCCTATCTAACATCCTTTTTAAGAATGTTTTCATTACTGACATATCATCTTCGGATTGACCTCTTAGCAATCCATTTAGAGCGTAAGAAAAATCTTGTGAGACTTTATTTCCAAAATCTTTACCCGCTTGTTTTAATTGATTTGGAATTTCCCTAGTAAGTATTTTAAGAAGTTCCTCCATTAGATTGCTTTTTCGAATTTGCTCTTCAATTCGTTTAGCTTCAGGCAAACTTTCGGGGTTAATACTAGAAATTTGATTTAATAATTCACGGGCTCTTTCTATTTCTGCATCTTTTAATAAATTTAAAGAAGTTTTATCAAATGAAATTTGGGCTTTACTAAGTTCTGCGGCTAGCTTTGAAACTGCATTTGGATCAACACCTTGTCTAATACTTTCAACAAATTCATTTAATCTTAAGTTAAATACTCTAAAAGCTTCTGCAATAATTTGTCTTTCTGGCCATTTGAGATTTGTATCTGACATTTTCTTCTGAAAATCTAGGGAAACTTCTGCAAAGGAAATTAATGTGCCCTGTATATTACTATCTAAAGTATCAAAGAAGTTTGCGCTTATATTTATATTAGCTTTTTCGAAAATATCTCTAAATTGTTCAAAAGGAACTTTATACTTATTTAAACGATCAATTAAAGATTTACCACCCCTTTCAGTAGCTAATTCCAAACTGTTTTTAATATTTGTCGAAAGTTTTTCGTAAGCTTCAGTAAGACCGGCTAGCACCCTCGGGTCAGACGCATTTTCAATGCTACCAGCTGTTTTATTGAGCAACTCTTTACGTTGTTTATTTATTTTTAAAGCAGAATCAAGTAAATCTTTTCTTAATTGGTCGTCTATCTTTTTAAATAAGTCTTCATTTATATCTAATTCAGGGAAAGCTTCTTTTATTATTGGTAAAATATCAGCAATTTTGAAAGGTGTCGATTCAGTTATGCTAGAAATTCCTGAGGGGCTTGTAAAAGTAACTCTAGATTCTTTTAATGTTTTTGAAATTGCTGCAGCCGCATCTTGTTGTATGCTTTTTGCTAAAGCGGCTCCGAATGACTCTGGGCCTCTTTCCTTAGAAATTTTAGAAAGTTCCGCATCTGCCTCTTTAAACTTATCTATTAAATATGCAAGATTTTGTATACTTGTTGGCGTTAACTTCGATAATGCTTTAGCATCTATATTAGAAAATTTTGCTGATTCTAAGAAAGACACAATATCTTTAATTACATCCGCTTGATTTTTAGCCTTTGCTAATTCAGAAAAGGAGGTCGGGCTAGTACCTGTTTCAGTATTCGGAATTAGTTGTCCTTCTACATTTTTAACTGCGCCAGGTAGAATTTTTTGAATAGATTCAAAGAATTTTTTAAAATTCTTAATGATTTCATTAAAGAAAGTCCCAACTTCCTCAGTATTTGCTACCGTAACTTCTTGTGCTTTTATAGTACCTTCGCTAAAGCTACCGATAGAATGTCCGCTATTAATTGCGGTTAAAATATTCCAGTTCTTTTGTGCATCTTTAGCATTTACAACAAATTCACCATTAGAAAGCATTGCAGGGATAGAGTCAGATGTACCTGTCCCAGGTCCTCTTATCCAACCACCAGTAGCTTTCCTTAAAGTAGCTGTTTTACTAAGATTATCAGCCCTTTTTGTAAGTTCATCTAAACTTTCTTTAACTTTATTAAGTACATTTTGCCAATGTGCGATAAGCCTAATAGAATCATCGAGCTCCTTTTGAGGAACTATGCGAGTTTTAGCTATAATTTCATATTGCAACTGCCAAAATTTTATAATCTCTTCATTTCTTTCTTTAAGCACTTTCTGACTATGCTCAAAAAGTTTTTCTCGCTGTTCTTCTAAATTCTTTAATTCAGCAGCAGGTGCAGGTGTAACAACTGCTGAAGGTGTAGCAGATTGTGAACGAGGCGTAATATTTTCTTCAGGACTTAATATTTGAGTAGGCTCTACTTTTACTGAAGGACTCTTAAATAGTCTTTCAATCTTTTCCGTAAGTATTTTTAAACCAGTATAGATACCGCCAATAGCAGTAGGTTCGAAAGCCTCTTGTAAAGCTTTTAGTATATTAGTCTTAAAGTAAGTAAAAACAGCATCTTTAGTGCCTGTTCTTTTTTCAAATTCAGTCGATAAATTTTTTAAAGCAATATAAATACCTTCATTTAAAATATCTGTCCAAGCTTTTTTGACTTGTTCGTCAAAAGTAATTGAAGTAACAACAGCTTGACCTTTTTTCGCAGCGTCGGCTGTAGTTTGACCGCCCATTTCGCTTGTCGTAGTAGGTCCACCGGGCCTGTTTGGACGATTGAATCCAAAAAAGTCCATTTGTCGTATTCTTTCCTTCCAGGATTCTGGTAAAAGTTTAAATAACTCGAATCCAGAATACAACGCAGCAGCGAGTAATACACCACCAGCTGCTATTGGACCTAAAAAAGCTGCTACTATACCAGCGCCTCTTATTGCAAGTCCGAGAGCACTAGATAATAATTTACCTATACCAGATAATGCCGCAATAAATCCGAACCCAATTGCCGCGCCAATGCCTGAACCAACTGCTTGAGTAGCCATTGAACTAGCGATAACAACTCCGACACGTTGCCATGCAGGGGCATCTGTCATACCTCTTGCAATTTCAACGCCAACTTGGAAGCCAGCAAAACCACCTATTGTTCCACCGATACCTGCTGAGGTACTAACAACACCCTGTCTAAAAACGGTCCCTTGCTGTGCAAGTCTATTTCTAAGCTCTGTGATACGACCCGTAGATTCTGTTATATTCTGTTGTAAATTGGTTATTGCATTTCGTGTATTCTGCCTAGCTTGTACATCTAATTGACGTCCAGCATTTATTTGTTTTAACAAATTAGCTGTTTGCTGTGTGCCAAAAGCTTGAGTATCACGTGTTCTAACAGCTAAAACAGCTCTTTGATAACCCACTAAATTACCATTTAAATCGCGCATTTGCGCTAGTGTTTGTATTCTATTTATTCTCTCTTGGTTTCTCAAATTTTGATCAGCACGAGCTCTAACATTAGTTTCTGCAATAGATCTATTTAAATTATTAACGCTTCTTTCAAGAATTCTAGCTTGTATTCCACTCACAGTAGTCTCAGCTATTGTTGTAGGAGCTGTTAAGGCGCCAGTCGCGACTCGGCCTAAGTATTCTCTACCCGCTTTAAACAATAGTGCAGTTTTTGCTAGTAAAGTGATAAGCCCAAAAGGATCATTTAAAACATTACCGGAAAATATTGCCGAAATACCTTTTTCAAGAACACTTAATACTTTGAATATACCGGACAAGAATGACTCTGTAATTAGTTTTGGATCAATCGATCTAGCCGCATAAATTGCTGCTGCACTAGTTGCCAAACTAAAAACAATAGTTTTTACTGTAGGGTTATTAAATGCACTGGTAAGTGCAAATGTAAATAAGCCGGCGATAAGAGTAAATACAGGCACTCTTAAATTTTCTGGGAGAATATCAAGCACAGAATCCATAGTGCCATACTTAGGTACTTCTATTTTAGGTACTTGGGTTGCTTGAGTTTTCTGAACTCCAAATATAACTCGGATATTGTCTAATATTTTATTAAAATCTAAAAACTTTTTAGTATTTTCTGAAATCTTTTTCAGAATATCATTCGAATGTTTCGAAACAGTCTCACTAGCCTCAGATATTTTAGCATCTATATTTAATTTAGTAATGCCTTTTGAATCTGTAAAAGATAGAAGACCCAACACACCAGCTAACGTTCCAGCGATACCTAAAACACTTAATAAAACGCCTTTATATTTTAACAAACCTGCTAATGCAATCGTAAACGGTAGTGTAGACTTTAAATTAGCAAATTGTAAATTAGCTTTAGTTACAAATTCTTTTATGATATCTAACGGCTTTTTCGTAAGTTGACTTAACCACGCGGTAGTTTGCTTTACTAAGTCTGGTATCCAAGAGTTTCCAATAACTTTATCATAAAGCCAATAAAACCATCTTTCAACTTTAATTACCCAAGACTTTACCGTGTTTAAAGCAGATTCTAGACTTGGAAAAATATTATTTACATCAATTTTAGGAAGTTTTATATATAATTTTTCAAAAATATTAATTAAATTATTCTTTACATTCGTAAAAATTGTATTGATAAAAACTATTGCAGCGCCTAATAAAGGCAACAAGTTTGAAAATAATTTTTCGAATGAATTTCCAACAATATCTTTCAGTTTCAAAAATTCATCTTGTAAATTATATAGCCCAATTAAAGTAGCCAATGCAAAAGACTTAAATTCTAACTTTAATTTTAAAAACAGAAAATCAATATTAGAACTTAATTCAAATATATTTACTGCAATATTATTTATAAATTTAGAAAATGAATTGCTTGAGCCTAATAAAGAAACTTTTATTTCATCAAACAGTATTGAAAAAGAAGTTTTGAGATTACCAATCGCAGAAGCAAATGTAATGTTAACTTTTCCAAATTGCTTTTCAATGTCTGCTTGTCTTTTAATAACAGCTTGAAAAACCTTAGATGCGGAAAGCTGGCCTTGCTCCCCTAATTCTCTAAGTTTTCCAATACTAACATTTAACCCTTTTGCAATCTCATTTGCAAGCGGAGGTGCATTTTCTAATATAGATCTCAGTTCATCCCCAGCAAGTCTACCGGATGCAAGTGCTTGGCCTAGCTGCATTATTGCAGCGTTAGTTTCCTGAAGACTTCCACCAGAAGTCGCTACAGATTGTGAAACTAATCTCGTAAACTTAACTACATCTGCTTGACCTATACCTAACTCTTTGCTTGATCTTGCAACTTTAGAATATAAGCTTGCTATACTACTAAGATCAGATCTAGTTGATATTGCAATTGATTTTACATCTTTTAGTGATTTATTAAATTCTTCTTGTGAATCAGTTACGAGTTGAATCTTAGTTCTAATATTGGTCAGTTCGTCAGAAAGCCTAATTAAACCGCCACCTGCACTTAATGCTGCAAACGTACCAGCAATTACTTTTGCAAAATTTGAAAATTTGCTTGTAGTATTTTCTATACTAGACTGTATACTTTCTACAGAATCTTTCAATTTCTTCAGATCAGCTTGCGCTTGCTTACTATCTGATCTGGTTTCAACTAACAACGCCATTGTTTACCTCAATAAAAAACCCAGAGTCCTTATTAGGACTCTGGGTATAACCTTACGGTTTCTCCTGAACAATTGTTCCGAGTGGTTTTCCATATTTTAATGCTGTAGTTTCGATGAATCTTGCAGGAGCTTGCGTAGAAGTTCCTTCATTTAAATAATTTATATAAGGAGCATCATTAACTATTTCAGATTTATCTTTAAAATGCTGAATACTCCAACTAGATCTTGCAAATCCAGTATCAATAGGGGTAACTTCAATTAAATCTGATTTTAATTTTTCGGATTCTTGTGCTCGGTTTTTTTCAATTAAATTTAAAGAATCTCTATTTAATTTATCAAACACTGAATTTGTATTTTTAATAGAAATTTTTAACATTTAGAATTCCAAAAGTTTTCCACTTTTAGAAGACATTAATTTATTTAATAAAGCCGAACCTGCTAGATTTGCACCAACTGTTTCGTTTTTCTTACTAAATACAGCAGACAAGCTAGGAAAGATTTCAGTAGGCGATCTTTTATCACCAAAAGTTTTCATTACGTATGCCGTACGTAAATCAGAACGCCATTCATAAGGTCTGTTCTCAAAATAGTTAACCCACTTTAAAAACTCGTCATACGGCATTTCTTGAGTGAGCTGATAGACAGGGATCCTCAACGAAAAAGCAATCTCATAAAGCAATTGCTCTTCCGTTGACAGAATTACTTTCCCTGTTCAGCCACCATTCCTGAAAACTTCATTACTTCCTGCGAAAGCTTCGTCAATTCATCCATCGGAAATGTTGAGAAATCTTCATCAGAAAGCTCTGATGCACCTACAACAGACAGCCTGATAACTTTCTTAAGAATTTCAAAGCCAGAATCATCATCCTCTTTTACATTCTTTGCGTCAGCTTGAATCTGCAAGACTTCCGAAACTGTTAGCTTACAGATCTTAATGTCTTGACCCATAAACTTTACAGAGCGATCTATACGACGCCCAACTAAGCTTTTAATGCCTTCAGCCATTTAAATATCCTTAAACTCTTCTGAATTTTTAGCTTGAAAATCATCAAGCTGTTTACGCATTGTGTGCAAAAATGCTAAGGTCTTGAAAACTTCCTGTGACTTTTCAGGATTACCTTCGAATTCTGCAACACGCTCAAATGTTTTTCTTATACTAATATCTATGCTTTTTCGCATGTGTTTGGCAGTTGTCCTTAGGACATAGCCCATACTAAAAGGTTTTTCGATTGTTACCATATGATCCTTTAATTAAGGGACATCTCCGCACGGCTATTTCAGTTACTACGTGCTGGTGGGAGATTATTTAAGTATTCTTCACCAAGGAATACTCCCTTATAAAGTTATTAAGCTGGATCGCTCGTAAATGCCCCGTAAAAGTCAGTCTGAGTAGAAAGAGTTAAAGTAGCAGTAATAGCATCAGTCAACTGAGGATTAACTACGAGAGCTTCGATACGTCCAATCCAGAACCACTGAGAATTGGCAACAGCACCAAGGCCGGCGGCATTTGAGTTATATGTCGCAGGCTTGTCGTTTAAGAGAGTAAATCGGAAAGCATACTGAGTATTCTTACCGACTAAGTTACCTAAGTAGTTAGCTGCATCTCGCCACTCTGAAGGGACGTAGTTTAATGTAATTTCAATCGTAGGCGCATCGGCCTGACCTTGCACTTGTACTGAGATGTCTTGACCATAAACAGGCACATTGACGATATTAGCAGGTGTACCCAGAGAAGGAAACTCTCGAACGTTTTTAATACGTCTGTATTCACCTGTTGCCGATGTTACAGCAGAGCCTAAAGCAAGCTCAGTGGTAAACAGAGCAGACCATGCTGTAAAATCCGCAGGAATGCTGGCAGAACTAACGCTTTCAACCGAAAACGCTAAATCAGAATAAACGCCAGCACTAATTGCCGCTAAGTGTGTCATTACATGACTCCATAGTAATTGAACGGTATACTGTAGACAGATCTGTATAATGCAGGATTTACAGCATCATTACCACGTGGCTGTAATGTACTGCTTAAAAACTGTGTTAAAGTACCTTCAACAGTTTTTATACTTTTACCTACAAGATACTGATCCAATTTGTCTGCAATAAGTGCTGTTCGTGCTGAACCATCACCTGCAGATGTAAAAATATCTATGATTAATAATCCTGAAACTGATTGCAGATTTACGCTAGAATTTCCTGCAACCACTGAAATTCTTATAAACTCGTTTCCTTGATTTGTACTAGTAAAGTTAGCTGGAAAGGTCTTTATATTTTCAGCTTTCCATGCATTACTGCCAAATATCGAGTACACATCATCTTGTAAATTTTTAAATTTACCCATTTTAGGCCTCTGAGTATATTTCAAGAATTAAAATAAAACCATCATTCTTTTGTATTTGAGATATATTCCAAGTCTTAGATTCTAAAAGTACAGTTGAATAGCTATTTAAATCTCCAACATCTTTAGACTTTACTAACATCTTTTTATTGATCGTATTACGATCTTTTGAATTCTTTTTAGTAGATACTACTACACATTTAGCAGAAACGTTTGCCGTGCTGCCAAAGCTTGTAGCACTAGTAGTAAAATTAAAATCAGGGTTAGTCTTTTTAACAAAAGTTACATCAACAGCTAAATCTTTTAGATTTGTAAAAGATTTAACTAATACATTATCGATTAATGTTTTATAAGACATTAATTTGCTCTCCACCAAAGATTAGCACCGCTATTTACTCTGAGAGGGGCAATTAAATCACGAATAAATGATGGTATTTTATTAGCTGATAAGACGTTTGTTAGATTTACTTCGCCAATGGATATATTTTTTACAAGACCAGTGTCGTCTAGCAAGCCATCGTTATTTAACAGATGATAAGCTAACTCATAAGTTGCTGTTGAAATACGGCTCGGAATTACTGCACTGTTAAGTTCAACAGTTCTCCCGAGCCGAGGGTCAAAGTAACTTCCCAGTCGCGGAAACGCGAGTGTTTGAGAATCACTTACAGCAACTCCAATCCAACTTAAATTATCTAGCATTGACGTGGCTGTGACAAGTGCTTGAGACTTTTGAGTGTCATTCGCAGAAGTCCACGCAGCTACGTCAATTCTGTCTAAAAAGTATGAATTAGCTTCTTTAAGAGTAACGTAGGAGTTGACTCCTTTGGTAAGTGCCATAAGTGATCTCCATTAGATTAGGAATGGAATACCGGCAGGATACCTAAGGAAAGCGCCGATGTAGCCTTACGAGCCCAAGTGCCGGAAGTAGATGCCAAGGTAGCTGATGCTACAGCGGTAAGAGCCTTTAAATCAGAACCTTCTTGGACCTTCAGATAGTCAGCGTCAGCAGGGAATGCATCTTGCGAACCAGACCAGTTGTAACCGGCGGGATGCAGCACATAGCCCCAACGATACCACACTGAAGTCGTACCACCACCCTTATAAGCAGCAGCCTTGCGCTCAATTTCGACAGAATCAGGAACCATGAGAGGCTCCATTGCGAGCGAACCCGGAAGAACAATGAAAGAAGTCTTTGTACCAACAATATCAACACCAGCACCAGTATTCAGCTTTGTGAGCTCAGCTGTGCTAAAACCTTGTGAAGCTCTTGTTTGAATAAGTCTAAACTTACCCTGGAAGATGGTATTGAAAGTCACATTACCATCAACAACAGTGGTGCTATCAACAAGATTGGCTGAACGAAGTGAAGCAACAGTTTCCGGCGAGCAGATCAGATAGGCAAACTCAGGCTCATAGTCCTTGTAGGCCATGCCAAAGGCACGAAGGAAGCCTTCAGCTCGAGCAGCGCCTTGAACTGCAGCAGTAGCGTCGATAACAGGCTTGCTTGAGCCAAGATCCACATAGAAACCGTGACGACGGCTTGTAGGATCATTCTCAAAGCTCTGACCGCCAAGACCAGTTTGACCTGAACCAGCAGCGCAACCATTTAAGGCTTCAGAGATAGCAACACCGCGAAGCACCGAAAGGATGGCATTGTGCTCGTCTTGCGCACGTGTTTCACCGAAATCACGGCCAATCTTAGCTAAACCATCGACCTGGGTAACAACTTGCTGCATGTTAACCTTTGTCGCACCATGCGTACGCACGGTCTTGACATAATTAACGTACTCAGACGAATAAGTCGTACCAGCACCATCACTTGCATCTGTGAGAGACGCAACGTTGATCGTGGGATTCAAAGGCTTGTACCAACGAACCTGACCAACGAAGGTTTCGGTAGAAGTGTCGATAAGAGGATTGCTACCAACGATACCAGTGCCCGAAAGCTTCTTGGCAGTTGTGTAAGCTTCGTCAGAATAGGCGCTAATTGCTTCTTGTAAAACAAAATTGTCGGCACCTGCGACATTAGTACGAACTGTCATTTATTTATTCCTAACGTTTGGCGAGTCTTCCTTCTCTCGCCATTTTTAAAACTTCGTCCTGTGGTAAAGAAAAGATAGATTTACCTTCTAGACCACTTGACACACTTTGATTAGGCTTAGCTGGGGAGCCACCAGAACCGCTTGAAATCTTTGGCTTTAAAAGAAATGCATTTTCTTCAGCTTCTGCAAACTGACGTACAAAATCTCTTAAAGACACGCCAGACTTGTGTCTCCAGATACCTTTGTCGTCTTGTGCGAGCTGTTCTACAATTTCACGATATGCCATATTAAAAGCATTATCATTTTTGAAGGTGTAGCTAGATAACGCACCACGAAGTTCCATGTCACGAGTCAGCTCAATAACACGTTTTTCGTATGCAGCCTTCTGTGCTCTTTCCTCAGCAAGCTGCATTTCTAAAGCTTCTTTGTGTTTACCTTCTTCCTGAAGGCGCTTTACCTCTTCTTGCTTCCGAAAAGATTCAATTTCAGCTAACTTTTTTAAAGCTTCGTCACGAGCACCGTAAGCTTTTTCAAGCTTTACCTTAATATCTTTTACAGCGTCTTTGACCTTTTCATCTACAAGCTTCTTAATCGGTTCTGCAGTTTCATCAGCATTTAAATTTAGATTAGTCTCATTTTCAACTTTGGTTTCGGCACTGCCACCTTCGTTGTTGTTACCATCCAAATTTGAATTTTCGCCACTCATTTTTAAATCCTTTGAGTACAACTCATTTAGTAGAAATACAATTTCTACCTAAAAAGGTTACACCAAGACGGTGTAGCACCTGGGTTAATTTAACGGGTTTGAGTTAGCCGACTCCATACCAGCTAAAATCATTTGAAAAACCATCTGGTATTTTCTTTAGGATATCATCTCTATTTAAAATATCAGATTCCTTAAGTACCTTTCCACCTACACGTGACTTTCCTGGAATAGGTATTAACCCTAACTCAATTGCTTCATTTAAATATTTATCATACAGTTCTTTCGAGAGGCCTCTCGCGCGCATTTCTTCTAGAGTTAAAACAATTACATTATTTTTAAGCATTTCAGCATATAGCTGTCTCAAGCCTTTTCTGGCTTCAACCATGTCAGATGCATTCGCGAAGAAAGCATCGTGAATAGTAGAAGTTGGAATTTTATTTTCTTTACCCCATAAATGAAATCTTTTTACAATCACAGCATCATTAGAATGGTTTCCGTTAACGGCATAAGCTGTTCTAGCTTTACCTATATCAGCAATATCATTAATCTTTCCAGACTTATTTATAACTTGTTGCCACCAAGTTGCTTCTGTTTTCTGAGGTATTTGTAAGATATTTGTAGTCCAGTTTCCATATTTGTCCTTGTAAATTAGTTTTTCTTCGAATGTTTGTGTGAAGTTCTGCTCAATTGTTTTGCCATCAAAGTTTACCCAAGGTACATTAGTCCAACTCTTAGGTAGCTTGTTAGCATATAGCACTTCAAATTCTGTAATAGTCTTTAATTCTAAAAACTCTGTTTTTAAATACTTAGCACCTACTCGTCTTGTTTCGGGAGTTTCTACACCATAAATGATTTCACTAAGAGTCCCATTAGGCTTCCAAAAACCAAACCTTTTTAATATCTTTTCACTAAGTGGCTCACCAGCTTTTAAGCCAAAAAGTTTGCTAACACTATCAGGTAAAACATAACCTTTCTTTTTGGTGCCTAAAAGCTTAATTTTGCTTATTGTTTTCCAATCAAAATCACTATTTGATGGTTTTGCATTGGCTAAATAATCTTGTGCTAATCTACCGAAGTATCTGGTAAAATCCTTTAAAATTGGAACTTGTTCACCAAGATACTCACTCATTATTTTTGCGATAGCTTTGAAGTCCTCTGGAGTAATTACTTTATCATAAGATTTAGTCATTTTTTCAACAAAGTCACGAGTCTTAGGATCTAAGAAATAAAGTTGTTCTAAGATGTCATCTCCGGGGTCTAAACCTTTATTAAAGATATCTTTTACATTTTGTCTTAATTGCCGTAATTCTTCTGCTGTTTCTTCGTCAAACTTTTCGTATCTTGCTATTCTAGCAGATATTTCATTTAAAACTTGATCTCTTTCTGATGCTTTTACTACAAGAACATTTTCTTGTTTGTCAAGTATTTTTGCAAGTTTACCTTCAACATTTAATGCGCCTGTTCTTTCACCAGCGCCATAGAACGTCCATTAAAGATAGGAGTAGCCTTGATCACCACGTTTAATACGTTTAGTGATAGTAGAATGATTAATGCCAAGCATTCTACCGGCTTCACGCGTTGATTCAAATATGCCAAACGGAGTGGAAACTGCTTTTCGTAAATGATGTGCGTTTCTTCCATCTGCCTCTTTACCTTGAATTACTTCATCTTTCCAGTAATAACCTTTATGTAATATACTCTTGCTACCAGCTTTTCTAGAAATGACTGCTTTAACAACTTTATGTGCTTTTGCCGCAGCCGCAACAGTCGGGAATTCACCTAAAGGAGTAATTACAGCTCTTGCTAGTAATGAGTTATCACCACTAACAGCTTCTTTAGCTAATTGATACATTAATGGTGATAGTTTAACGCCATCTCTAGAGCACATTGTTGCATATGCTACTTTTAAACCTTTTACTTCTGGGAAAGCTTTCATTAATAACCAATGAGCAAGTAAGTGACATCTCGCGTTCAGATAAATTAAGTTTGATGAATCGTCACCGCCATCCATACATTTTGGAATAATATGATGACGCTCATAATAACTTTTTAATGGCTTTAGTTGGAAGCCGTGTTTTTCAATTAAAGCCAAATAATGCTTTTCGTAATCCATTTTAACTCCTAATGTATATTACTATACAGATCAGACTATATCTTACGTCGTCACCTTTTCAGGATAGTACGTCACCGCGCTTCGGAATTAGCATAATTCCTACGAACTTCATCATCTGGTCTAGATGGTATGTTCTAGTCGTTGCACCTTCAAAGGTATCCCTACCTAAGCTTGGCTCAGGATTGCCCTTTAAGAAGGGTTTCCCTGAATTCACGGTGTTTATACATGGCAACATTCTACCATGTTTTGAGCTTTAGCAGCTTTTCGTAAATCTTTTTCCGAAAGTCCTAATTTTTGATTCAAAAGTCTAAATCTAGGATCGTTGTAAGTTGCAGCTGCGATTTCGTCGTAAAGTCTTTTCTTTTGATTGGTTGGAATGACATTTGACAGTTCCGCCAATTGTTTATTTCTAGTTGTTAAAGCAATAATCTGAGCACCAGATGAAGAAGCATCTTGCTCGAGTGCTAATGAAATATCATAATCTTTAAGTCTAGCAAGAGAGTTTCTGCTATAAGAGCCTTCCAGGTAATTATCAATTTTGGCAGTTTCTAGAGCTAATCTTAAGAATTTATTAAGATCTTCTCCATCGATTTTTTGAAAAATCTCTGATTCTAAAATAGCTCTAATGTCATTAGGCTTACTTTTAAGCATATGATTTCCAAGTTTTATCATTTCTGGACGCCATTTTGCTGCAATTTTTTGTCTTCCAGTTAAAGTCAATGAGTTATAGTTACCTTCAAAGTAATCACTTAGTCCACCTAAAAAAGATCCAATTTGATCTTGCAAATTATAAAAACCTTCTTCACTAAATTTACGTGAAATTTCAGTATTTAAAAATGGTCTAAAAGTTTCACCTGATTGAGGACCAATTAAACCACGATCATATATTCTAGCCCGATGGTCTATAAACGGATGGTTGCTAAAAGCTTTATTTTCGGCTGTAAGCCACTCCATAGCTTTAATCCGTTCATATGAGTCACCTCTAGAAGCCATATATTTACGATATTCATTTAAGTCATTATACTTCTTAGCCTGACCTTTATCGTCCTCAAAATATAAAATCTTTTTTACAAAATTAAGATAATCTTTATCAATCTTATATTTACTTTTAGCTGCCCAATTTAAAGCCTCCACAAAGTCTTTATCAATAAATTCTTCTGGAAAATCACTGAAACTAGAAGTCGATGTTATTGGTATTCTAGTGTCTTCGTAACCTAAAATACCACGATCGATAAAATACGTTTTATAACCTTCTCTAAACACTAATCTATTTTTGTCTTCAGTTACAGAAACACGTAATCCTAATTCAACTTTTCTTACTAATTTAGCGTATTCTTGTATTCTTGGATCTACAATTCGAATATTATAAGATAATGTATCATAATATGGCCCAAAATAAGCACCACTCATCATACTTTTCATTCTTCTTTTTTGAACACCAAAAGTTTCAATTTCAAAGAACTTTTTAACGTTCTTAGCCTCTAAAAGACTCATCCCTAGCTCGTACCATTTACGTCTATTACCATTTATATTAGCAAGATTATATAAATCACGTCCTAAAGCAACAGCAAATTGATCGCGATCTGGGCTATCAGCAAGGCTTAGCCTGTGAGCAAACTTTAAATAAAATTGTTGTAGATCTCTGTCAGAGACTCTGTTTCGAATTATTAAAGGAATTTTGTAATCGAAAACATTGCGTAATTCATTAGCAATTCCAGGGGCTATTTTGTCTTCCCATCTGTTTTTCTTTAAAATATTTTCAATAAATTCGTCATGTAATTCTTGCAGTTGAGTGCTTCCCAAAACAGGATCTATGTAATTATCTTGTAAAAGCTTTTTAAGAAAATCAGAGTCTTTTCGCAGCTGTGTTTCTACGAAATCAGAAACGTTCATAACATCAAACTTGATTTGGCCTTGAACAACTGCTTTAAAGTTAGACCAAATTTGATTATTAGATCTGTATCTGCCAAAAATGATTCTTAAGTTATCAGCAACTACGGCACGTTCGTTTATACTCATACGATCTGCTAAAGATTCAACAATATCTTTAATAAAGGCTTTATCTCTATCTAATAGTTTTTCACTTTCATCAATGAGTCTAATATTATTTGCTAAAACAGCTGGATTTGGTTGATACAAACGCACATCTTCGTATCTACCAGTTATAGGGTTAAATTTGAGTTGGTCCTCACGAGGAGGACTAGCTAGAACTCTATTTTTTACACCTCTTTTTACATTTAATAGAGTACCTCTATAGTTGGTCAAAGACAATGTTCCATTAAGCTCACCAGATTGTAATAAATAATAATCTATTAAGCGTTTCTTTAATTCATCATTTCCAATAAAATCATCCGGTGTTGATGCACCTAGCTGTAATGCATCTAACTTTTCTTTAGCTAAAGCAAACTTTTTAGTGTCATTTGGTAAGGTGTATCCACTATCACTTAAAGCTCTGAGCTCCTTGATTCCAACAGATGCACCGTCTGGTGCTGTAAACCTATCTACAGTAAGCTCTCCGCTACGAAGGAGTTCAACCTTTTGATAATCACCAAGATGTTTTAATTGGATCTCTTTGGATTGTCTGCTTAACCATGTATTATAAGACTCTCTTAAAGGTGTCTGACCGTCATAATATACAATCTGTTCTTTAGTCAAGTTTTCAATATTGCGTTTGCGGACTTGAGCTGCACCTTCTAATTTAGAGATATCATTCCAGTTCTTAAAAACAGGTATTGTTGTAGATCTACAATGAAAGTGCGCAGGTGGTAAGTGTTTTCTATCATCTATCGGATAAATATTTCCATCACGATGTGCACATAAAGGAGTGGTTCTAGAATCTAAAACAGCTACATATTGCCAGCCTTGTAAAGCTTTTTCGTTAGCTTTATAGACTTCTTGATCTGTTTGTGCAGTAACGGATGTAACTGCTGTTACAACTAAAGCTCTAGACTGAGATCTGGTAATGCTGTGAATATTATTCTTACGAACATCTAAAGCAATTTCATCAATTGTTTTATTATCTGCAATACCTTTTCTAATTACTGCTTCTAGTCTCTTTCTTTCACTTTCACCAACTCCACCCCAACCTTGTAACAAAGTTCTATCGTTAAAAAGCGGTCTTTCTAAAACAATTTCTTCAGCAACTCTTTTGGCAGGTCGTTCTGCTCTCCAAATCTTACCCATAGATGTTTCTATGGTTTGATAGGTATAAGAGAGCTGATCTGATACTAAGTCTAGTAAAGATCTTTTTGAAATGCTATAAGCTTCTCTATAAGTTTTTTGTAGTTCTTGATCAATAGCTTCACGAAGTTTTTCAAAGCCTTTTTGAGATAAACTTGCTTCTCTTATTAGCTTATCCACTCTTACTTCGTGGCCGTCAATTACAAGTGATACTTTGTTATTTAATCTTTTTTCGTACAAGCGGATCATTGCCGCTCGATCAATGGTTCTATCATATATGTCTGTATTCGCATTGTTAGCCATCCATTGCTCCGTACGTGCGCGGAAAGGTACCGGCTAGGTACTAGGTTGGACCAGAGTGTCACGATTTTCGTGAGGGTATACCCCAGGGTATATCTTGACCCTCGCGTGGCACCTGCGCCCGCTTAACTTTGTTTATTTTCAGACGTTTTCTTTTTAACTCTTTTTGCAACATCTAAAGCAATAGCAACTGCTTGCTTTTGAGGTTTTCCTTCTTTCACAAGAGTGGATATGTTTTTAGATATTGATTTTTGAGTTTTCCCTTTAGATAAAGGCATTAGCGCGCTTTCAATTAATCGCCCCACATGCGTTTACGAATTTTTTCAGCCGTTTGTTTAACATCTGAACCACTTTGATTAATTAGATTTTTACTATAAGATCTAATATCGCTGACTTTTTCATAGTCTCTAGCTTGCTTAACAATTGCATCTTCGTTAGCCTTAGCTTTTGTTGCAACATTAATCTTATTAGCGATAGAATCTTGTTTAATTGTTTTTTCGTAAATTCTAGAATCGATTTCTCTTCGCAAAGCACTGTTGGTACGCTCAGCTTCATTAATTTTTCTTTTACTGTTTTTGTTAAGAATTGCATCAGCAGCCAAAAAAGTCATTGCTGCACCAATTGCAGCAGGAGGCGATATTACTGACATGGGCGCTGTCATAATTACCCCATCTTTTACATAAGATTTTAATTCCTTATCTTTATAATTTGAAATTAAATCCTCATTTACAATATTTTTGATTTTTACTCTATTCAATTGATTAAGCTCATCACGAGTTTTATTAAGCTCTTTAGAATCAGATTCAATGTTTCGGTTATAAAGCGTAGAAAACGCCTTTGAAAAAGCAGCTTTCTGATTCAATTTTTGCTGTTTTTCTCTAGTTGCGAAATAACCACCAATACTATAACGGTATCCAGGCGAAGAACCATCTTTTGTGTATTGGTTTACACCTTCTGGATTATTTGTTTTTCCGGTTGCCATTATTACTCCTTAATTTGGTTATAATCTAGTAAGCGTAAATTAAACAATTTATTTAAGTTTGCTTAAACTGCCTTTGATGGCCTGTCGCTTTTCTAACAGCTTCTTCCTCTCTGTCAATCTTGTAACCTAAATATCCACCAGTAACGGCACCGCCCACAGTATTTATGCCTATTTTGAGTGCAGGATTCATCTTAGCAACCATCTGAGCAGATTTGAATACAAGAGCTCCAATGCCGGCTCCCATCGCAGCTGTTGGAATACCTAAAGATGCAGCACCTATTGCTTTTCCCTTAGGAGTAGAACCAATTGATGCGCCTGATGTACCGCCCGCAATTGCACCTGCAGCTCCATAGAGTTTTGCTGCATTCGAAGTATTTTTTACCTTATCTAGAAAAATTCGAGTAGTAGCATTGCCTATAACACCGCTTGCCGCGCCTATAGCTGCTCCGGCCGCAGCATATTTAACGGTTTTATCGACTGCTTCCCAATTTTCTTTAGTTCTTTCTTTTGCACTTGCAAATGCGCCTCCAACTCTTGTTTTAGCAGCTTCGAATGTAGATTTAGGCTTGCCAGTGTATTGATTTATACCTTCTGGGTTGTTAGTTTTACCAGTTGCCATTATTACTCCTTAAGCTACTCCATCACCATTTGCAATACCTTCAAGAACCCGATTTGGTGCTTGAGCCTTCATTACAGCTTCCATATCAGCTGTTATCTCCTGTTTACCAGCTTCATCGTCATAATCGGGCGGCATTAAGTCATTTTGTTTGAGTAACATAATCCAAATAGATCTAGGAATTAAGCCTTGTTGATACCATTCTGTGGCAAGTCTCAACCAATCAGCACCAAGAGGTACTGGATTAAAATCATCAGATAAACTAAACTTCACATCTGATGCTTTAATACCAATCGAATAACGCCAGCTTATCATAAACGCAATCACTTGAGACATTATAGAGCTAATCTTGCTATTTAATGTACCAAGTCTGGCTGTTTGAGCAGCGTTTCTAATTTCTAATGCAATGCCTGATTGAGATGTTTCAGGGCTCAGCATTCTAATGCCAAGCTTTGCCATTTCTTCAATGCCGCTGGCAATAGCTTTTTCCATGTCAGATAGAGCATCTGTAGGAGTCTCTAGTACTTTTGCATCATCGCCTTGTCTAAGGCGTAACCAAGTGCCTAAACCGCTATTGACTAACTTATCAAAGTCATCATCAGACATGTCTGAAATGATGACCGGAGTATATGTTGAAGCACCATAAAGTAAATGATTTCTTCGGCTTATTTTATTATACAAGCTTAATTCTTTATCAATAATTTGAGAAAGCATTGGTTCTACTGGATCAATAGAACCATTAAGAGGCCATGCTGGAATAAATCTTAGACGTTCGCCTTCTAAAAGAATATTAGTCTTTGTCTCAACAAGATCAAAAATATCTTTATGTTCAGAAGGCCTTAAAACTTGTTGCCCTGCAACGACAGGCAGTTGAGTCGTATCAGCCTTCTTTTGAAAAATACGTATTTGATAGTAGCCATCTTTATCTAATTCATGAACCCATACTGTATCACGGTAAGTAGGATGAAATTCATATTGAGAATAGTCTTCTTTAAAACCACGAATAATTACCCTGTTAAGTATTGATTTACCGTATTCATTTTCACTAATTCTCCAATTTATAATTGATTCTGCTTTTTGTAGTATAGGGTAAGGTTTGTAATTTAGTTTATCATCTGCACTTAGATTATTTTCATCAGGAATATTAGGATAATCAACAAAGATCCATGCTCTGCTTGTTTGAACTTCTTCCCACAATGCTAAGTCAAGAAAAGCTGTCAAAGATGAGTCATCTTTTCCAAACTCATTCATGATCCAATTATAAGCGTCTGCAGGAACTGATGCGGGTAATTCGAGTAAGGGCTTCTTTCTAAGAAGCCCACCTACAATCATTTTAGCAAATTCAGAGGTTATCCCAGGAAGTTCTGCTTCTGCCTTATAGAACTCATACTGTTCCTGGGACATTTTGGGAGAGAATGGTATTAAGAAATTAGTAAAAGAAAGTCTATCAAGATAGTTATCATATGCTTTTACATACCGTTCACCGCTACAAACCGCTCTGCTCCTGTTCCAGAGCGGTTTTAAGGACTCAAAAGAGGCATTTGGATCCGCTACGGTTTTTACAGGAGCTTGTGCTGCATTTATAATGGCCACAATTAGCCTCGCAGTCTGAGATTGAACTCCTCAATTGTACCTGAAAAATGCTCACGAGAAGCATTGTTGTAAGCTGTGATACCATCGTCCGTAGGATGAATTTGCCAATTTGAAGGTATCCTATTTTCAAAAGGAATTACCACCACTTTAGGCTGTTCTTGATCATCTACAGGCGGATCAACAATATTGTTAATTTTAATATCTACCATTTTAAACTAATCCTGATCTTTTTAAAACAAACATTACAATTAAGCCAAGTGCAGCCCAAGTAACTCTATCATACCATAGGGCAAGCTTCTTGGTTGTAGGAGCTTGTAATTCTAGCTTAGACAACCTCTCCTCAATTTTGGATATGCTATTAAATGCTTTTTCTATAGACAAAGTAATTTGAAGTTGTCTCTCTTCAATTAATGTTAATTTTGTAATAGCAACGGTAAGCTCCTTAATACTTTGTTTCATATCGCTAACAGCTTCATTTAAGCTATCAACTTTATGGTTTAACAATGGGATATCCTCCAACATTTAAAACTCCAAACTTGATCGACGAGCGTCTATTTCGTAAGGGTTGTTTTTGTAGCCATATCTTAAAGTATAGTATAAATATTTTAAGTAAAACTTTATAACGCCTTCCTCTTTTATTTGCCTAGCGTGTGCAAGTTCATGTTTTACTAAAACTTTATTATTCAAATGTTCTTCAAGAATATAAATACCCCATGGCAAAGTTATTCCAACGAAACGTCTAGAAGTTTAAAAAAGAATTTTATTAAGCCTGTAGCTTTATTTATCTTCAATTCTATCAAGCTTTTTAAATATAGCTTCACTTAGCTTGTCAAAATCTTCTTTTTTGACATAAGTACCTGCAACTAATATTTCTATGCTTGATACTTCTCAGCAAGCTTAGTATCTGATTTTTGTAAATCTCGTAAAGCTATCCACATGATACGTAATATCCATCCAAACAAGATTAACACTAAGCTAATTAATGTGTCAATTAGCCTTACTTCATTCATTTTTTCATCTTTAATTGTAAAACATTAAAAAATTTCCAAAAGATGTGATAACTGATACAGGTGGAGTTTTAAATGTCCACCCTAAAGTGCCATTATTAGTTGAATTAGTGCCTGCATACCACTTATCTGTTGGAGGATATGCACGGATCCCAGTAATTGTTAAGAAATCTGAAGACACCGGACCTAAACCAGTAAGGATTAGTGTTGCTGGTGATGTTGCTGAGGTACCTGTGATTGTTAAAGCCCGGCTAGAATCAATACCCGTGGCAGTAAACGTACCGACTTTTTGTGTTGTATTCCCCAGTGAAAGGGCTTTGAGTCCACTTAAATTGCTACTGATCCTAGTGAATGTATTGTTACCAGTTAGATATATTACACCTCCACCACCGCCATTATTAAGACCACCACCCTCAATAATTAATTCATTGAATATATTATTACCGGTTACTACAATGGGTCCTGTGTTACCAAATTTGAGATTAATATTAGAATAATCTAGATTATTTCCAGCGAAAGTATTTGTTGTAAATGCAAAACTTGCTGTGCTAAGTTGAATGGTTCCACCATTTCCAATTACTGATACATTTGAACCTGTTATATTCCAACGTGTCCCACCAATTTGCGTAAATATTGAAAAGGTTCCTGATCCGATATTAATAGTTCTTGCAACGTCTCCTGTGGAAGTGAAATTTCCACTGGTGAATGAAACGTTGTAACCATTACAATTCAAAGTCCCTGCAGTTAGTGTAATACCGGAAGATCCGACAGTACCTATAGAAAGGGCATCCTGCAATACAACTGATCCGCCAGGAGAATTAATAATAACACCAAACGTGCTAAAGGGAACGCCTGAAGTTCGAATGCTTTGCGTTGTTCTGCCAGCAAAAGTTACGTTTATACTTGAACTTGTATAAGATATTCTAGAACTTGTAATCCAATCGCCATGTATTGTGAATTGTGGAGCAATAGTCAAACTGCTATTTGTTCGTGCAGAAGCGTCAAAAGTTCCAATGTTATACGAAGTTCCTGAAGCTATTACCGCTTCACCTCCTGAATTATTATCAATAATTGCTGTATCTTGGGCAAGAGGAAAATTAACAAGATTTGCTGTTCCACCGCTCATAGTGGCCCAATAATTTCCATTCCAAGACACAAAATCGCTCGGTCCAACCCAATATACTGTCTTTGGTGCGGTAAATGTAATTCCAGAGTTGCCTTTGCAGTTCCCAATGCGCGTACCAGATGCAGGCGCAGCAGCACCAGCAATGGTGATGTCGCAGAAGTCAACGTCGGTCATTGATACAGCAGCGGCTGTAATGGTACGGGTGGTGCCGATGGTGTCGCTGCGGCAAAAATGCCGCATAGTAGCGTCAGTTCCTGCGGAGAAAGTGAGCGTACCTGTGACAGTTTGGTTGGCGGCAAGGACTATGTTCTTAAAGACAGCAGAGGTGATGCCGGTGAAGGACAGATTGTTAAAGCTGTTGGTTCCGTTAAGAGTTACAGTGCCTGTAGAGGTGCTTGTGAAGGCAACGTTGTAAAAGGTTTGATTGTTGCCGAAGAAAGTGGGGCTTGCGTTAGAGCAATTGATTTGAGCCGTGCCTGAAGCAAAAGTCAAATTTGCTCTAGAAATTTCACTTGTCCCAAAACTAAAAGCTGTTGCAAGTGACAACGTAATAGTCCCGGATCCGAAATTAACGTTCCTTGGATTTTCATTATCAGAACTAAAAGATCCAGCAGTGAGATTATATGTGTTGCAATTAAATGTCCCATTTGCGACGCTAACTGCGGCTGCGCTGTTATTCAATGCACTACCAAGTGTCCACTCACATCCTACTCCGTTGATTCCAAGTGATGATGATAAGGCAACACCATTCGTCGTTAGCGTCAACCCAGACGTAGATCCCGACAAAGTAATAGCGCCTGTGTACGTCCTTGTCAGCCCCGTCGCAGGCAGCGTCACGTTGCCGTAAATGCCGTCAATAGCAGTGCTGCCTGCCAATGTCACGTTGCCGCTCGCTGGTCCTGCAATGGTCAACGACTTCATCCTAATGCCACCAGTGACAGCATTCACCGTGGCTGTGTAGGCTGTGGTGTTGGACAAACTGTCAAAGACAACATCATCATGGCTGCGAGGTACAGAAGCGCCAGAAGCGCCACCAGACACAGTAGACCAACGAGCGGTGTCGCTCCAGTTGCCTGTGCCGCCAACCCAGTAGCGTGTGCTGTCGGCTGGCTTGGCTGTGCGGTAGACAGGCGCTGCCGCCGTGCCTGTGCTGTTGGCACCGGCATAGAACTCACCTAGGCTAGTGGCAGCGAATCCAATCGAGCCCATAGCAAGGTAGTCAATGCCGCTGGTACATGCTCCTGCGAGAACATGGCTGGTGCCTGTGCCAGTAAGAGTGACCACATTACCCACCGTCCCTGTGACAGTCCACTTGCCAAAAGTCTGGTTTGTAGTGCCTAACGCAATGGTATGCGCTACGGTCTTGGTGCTGGCGAGTTCGGTAAATTGATTGTTAGTGATGATTGTTGTTGTACTGGTGCCTGTAGTACCGCCGATGGTAAGTTTGTTGTAAGACTTAAATCCACCAATAAAAGTTCTTGAATCCGTAGTATTAGCTGATAAGAGTATATTTGCTGTACCTTTAATAAGTGTAAGACTCGTATTAACGTTCCATACGTTATTACCTTGCGCTGCTGTAAGTGTCCATAACCCCGTCCCCATTTTTAAGGTTCTTGTCGCAGAAAAAGAACTAATGAAGACTCTTGTCGTGACATTGAATGTTACAGCATCAAAAGTCCCCGATTCTAGTGCCAATTCTGTGTTACCACCATTCAGTGTTATTGCATCAGCAAGTAACACTGTACCATTGATGCTATCAATGTATACATTGCAACTAAAAGCATTACCATTGCTAGTGATTGTCTGGCTGCCGCGCTTGGAAAACGTTATTTTGCTTGTCGTACTTGAGCTAATGTTTCCATGTTTCCAATCACCATGTATACGAGGTAAAACACCTCCAGTTACATTCAACGTCATCGCGCTGGTTCGCGCAGAAGCATCAAATGCGCCTATATTCCACGCCCGTTCTATTGTTACCGTCCCTGCACCACCCGTGTTGTCAAACACCGCCGTGTCCTGAGCCAGCGGGAAGTTGTTGATGTTAGGCGTGCCGCCAGAAGAAGGCGCCCATGCCGTAGCAGACCAGTTCTGCGTGCCGGCAAGATTCCAATAAACAGTCTTTGCCGCAGGAAACGTGATGCCGCTGTTACCGCCACAGTTGCCTGCACGGGCAAGAGAAGACCCGGCAGCAGCCCCTGTGATGGCAATGTCTCTGAAGTCGCAGTCTGTGGCACTGAGCGTGCCTACGCTGAGCGTGCGGGTGGTGCCAAGGGTGTTAGAGCAAACGAAGATGCGACGGACGGGAGAGGCTCCGGCAACGGTGAGGGTGCCGGTAATGGTTTGGTTTGCGCTAAGGGGCAACACAGTCAGACCCGCAGAAGAAGGCGCAGTTACTGACAGATTGTTGAATATATTTGACCCTGTTATAGTTATAGAGTTGACGAAAGCACTGGTAAATGAAAGATTGTAAAAAGTTTGATTAGCAAGATTGAGTTGTGGGGCATCAGCAGACGAAACAATTGTTGATGTGCCTGCATCAAATGTTAAATTTGTGCTGTCTAATGAAATTGTAGGATTTGGAAAATTACCAAGTGTCAATGTCACCGTACTCGAACCAAGCTTAATAGTTCTAACGTTAGAATTATTAGACACCAGCCCCGCAGCCGTAACGTTGAAGTTCTTGGTATCGAAGGTGCCGTTGTTAATAAAAAGGCGAAAATTAGGAGGGGTAAATATCGAGAGCGCATCCGCAAGTTGAACAGTCCCTCCAAGGGTATCAATCACGATATTCCAAAACGTCTTTCCTGCGCTGGTGATGGTCTGAGTATTCCGTCCAGAGAACGTCAGCTCGGACGATCCGGACAGTGCCGTACCGGAGCCGTTCTTCCAATCTCCGTAGATTGTGAATCCGTTAATAGTCAGGTTCATGGCAGTAGTCCGACTGGACATATCCACTGTACCTGTATAAGGCACAGCAGAGTTCATCACTACTTGGCTAACCTCTCCTGCGTTAGTGAACGTGGCTGTGTCTTGTGCCAGCGGGAAAAAGTCGGTGCTGGGCGTGCCTGTGCTAGTATCAGACCAGCCATTGGCACTCCAGTTATTAGACCCGGCAAGATTCCAATACACCGTCTTGGGCGTGCTGAAGGTGATGCCTCTGCAGCCTCTCAAGTCGCCAACACGCGTGCCGCTGATGGGCGCGGCTGTGCCAATAACGTAGATGTCTCGGAAGTCTGCGTCGGTCAGGCTTGGGGCGCTGTTGATGGTGAGGGTTTGGGCTAGTCCGTAAGTTACACCACGGAACCAGACTCGGCGGTTACCTGCTGTGCCGGTGGTGGAGAGGGTGCCGTTGATGGTCTGGCGGGAGTCGAAGGTTATTTGACGGACTCCGGCAGAAGAAGGAGCGGTAATAGACAAATTATTGTAAGTAGCTAATCCACCTATTGAGTGAGTATTTGCGCCGGTTGATGTATACGAAACATTATAGAATGTTTGATTGCCACAAGAATTAAAGGCACTCGCGGCAGTAAATATAATTTGCGATGTTCCTGCATTAAATGTTAAATTAGTAGCGTTTGCAAAATCAATATTTAATGACAGTGTTACTGTGCTGCTGCCCAGATTTATTGTTCTAAGATTAACATTACTAGATTGAAAAGAAGCGGCCGTAACATTAAAATTTGCCGTAGTAAATGTTCCTTGAGTGACGGTTATCGCGCCTGAAGATGTCAAAGCATCACCAAGCGTCACAGTGATACCAGCCCCGTTGATCGTCAACGGTCCGATAGTTTTCCCTGCCGTGGTCAGCGTAGCCGTTGCATTCAACGTCAGCGTGCCGCTGTACGTCACCGTCATCCCCGCCACAAGCGTGATACTACCAGACACGGTAATGGCTGAGCTACCCGCCAACGTTCCCGTAAATCCTGTGCAGTTGATGGACTTGGCACCAGTGTTGCCGGTAGAGATGGTGCAGGTGCCGGTGGACAGGTTCGTAAAGAACACATCATCAGCACTAGTAGGGACGCTTGCTCCTCCAGCGCCACCAGACGCAGTAGCCCACTTCGTCCCAGCAGTACCGTCCCAGTTTGCTGTGCCACCGACCCAATATCTATCTGCCATTATTGCACCTTAAAGTACCATGTACCGTTAACTTCTATTAATTTAGCTCCGGTTGGCGGAACACCTGTTAGTCTTTTATAAGCCTCGCCAGAAATTTCAATATCATCAGTAATTAAAGGAACTTCCGAGATTTGATTAATTGTTGGATTTTCTAAGACTGAAATCCAATTATCAAGTCTTTGCTGCTTCATTTGTTGGATTTCATCATTTGAAAAAGAATGATCATATGGTAAATATAATGCATCTTTAAATACACCATATTTAGTTTGAAATTCGAACTCAATTTTATACATTATATCCTCATACTTCTGTTGTTACAGCAATAACATCCCATCTGACATCATTTAAATTATAAATAACTCCGACATATAGAGTTTTATTTGGAGTTGTAGATGTTGGCAAAGTAACACCAATAGCTCTGAAAGATTTGCTAGAACCTGTTGTCCAAGTTAATGTCCTCGCAGTTCCATTATCTTTAAACCTAAATATAACCTTTTCGCCATTTGGAGGAGAACCACTATCAGCAGATATTGTAATATTTTCAGCTAAAGCTGTTAAAATATAAGTATCATAATTATCGCTATTCCACGAGAATGGTGAACTACTAGATGTAGCAGAGCTTACTAGACTTCTTTGAGTATTTAATGTTTTTATAGTATTTACATTATCTTTATAATACAACAAACCATCAGTGTAGTTAAGGCCTAATTCACCATAAGCTAATTCACCAGCGGTAGGAGAGTCTCCAGCAGTAGCCGATCTTTTCAAAAGTATTGTATTTGGCATGATCCACCTTTATACAGGTGATCTTGAAATTAGAATGTACCGCCATCGATAGTAATACTATCGATAGTACCACCAGTAATTGAAACATTACTTGAAGCTTGAGTAGCCATTGTACCTAAGCCAAGAGTAGTTCTTGCAGCAGACGCATCAGCATCATCAATTAAAGACCGACCAAATGCAGAAAAATCTGTAGTAGATACAGCTGAAGAGCTTGAAAAATAAGGTAACTTATCTGCAGCTAACGTCACACCGCTAAATGCTGCAATAGAAGCATTTAAAGCTAAAGTAGGATCCCCAGAAACACCATTACCATTAGTAACTGTAATTCCATTTCCAGTAACTGCAACTGATCTAGCTGAAACAGTTCCAGAACCTGTTCTTACAAAAATACCATTATCAGCTAAATTATGCAAAGCTAAAGCTTGACCTGTAAGACCGATACTATCTACACCAACGATAATACCTGTACCTGCGCCGACATCAAACGTATTTCCAGTTTTTGTTAAGCCAGCACCGGCTTCAATCTGCCCTGCTCCACTGAATTGAACAAATGTAAGACTTGTAGAACCTATAGATATAGTAGCATTGGTCGTGAGTACCCATCCACTATCAGCATTGACAGTCCCTTCTTCAACAAATGTAAATGCTCCAGGAGTCACTTCAGCATCGCTATCGAAGTCATTGGCTCTAACCCATGAGCCTGCTTGTACTAAATAAATACCATTTTGAGAAGCTGTGCTTTGATTTTTAACAAGTACGCGATCATCAGCTACAACAGCTATGTCGTCAATTGTTTGAGTGCCACTTAAAGTGATATTAGCTGTTGTTGCAGCTTTTACGCTTTGCTTAACATCAAGACCTGATCTAGCAGAATCAACATAATTTTTAGTAGCTGCATCAGTAGCCGCTGTAGGTTCTGCAAGTCCTGTAATTTTTTGGTTATTAAGGCTAACGGAAGCTGTAGGTACCGCCATTTGATCAAGACGGTTAGTCCTGACTTGTGTATCAAAGTTAGTAATTTTTGCAGCAGTTAAAGAAGGAATATCAGTATCTGCTAAAGTCGTACCAGCCGTTGCAAGACCTTTTGAATTAACTGTAAATTTTGTATAAGTGCCCGCAGAAATTCCAGTATTAGCTAGGGTTAAGACGATCGCAGTAGAACCACTACCTGTAGCGTCACCAGAAATTGTAATGTTTTGATTTGCTGTTAAATAACCTTGATTTTTTACGAAAGCTGTAGTTGCAAGATTAGTACTATTATCAGAGTTACTAACAGTTGTAGCAGTAGCAGTACCTAAAGTTGTACTACCTAAAAATATTTTATTACCAGAAACTGTTTGACTACCAGTCAATGCAAGAAAAGCACCATTACCAGCAATTGCTTCTACTGTTGTTGCAGTGCCACCAGCCCCGCCTGTGCCTTTACCATAATAAAGTACATTATCGACTTCATTAAAAGCTAATTCAGCATTTGCAAGTAAAGCCGGAGAGCCTGCTGCACCACTAGCTCTTCTTTTAATACGCAGAGTATTTGCCATTTTAACGCCTTAAAAATTTCCACCATCAGTTAAAAGCTCTTGAGCTCTATTTATCCATTTGTCTGTAGCAAAAACAAGTGTATCATTGTTTTGCAAAGTACTCAATTCAAAGGGATAACCACCAATATTGCTTTCGCCAGGCTCCCCTTGTGGACCTTGTATTCCAGGAATTCCACTATGTACAATGCTAGTTATCTTGGAATTAGTTTGTATAATATTGTTTACTTTATCGCTAATAACGACTAATTGTGTCATCTTGTAACTTCTCTTTCTAATATAATATTACCATTTAATAAAGGGATGATATTATTATTAAGGACAACTTCTAAACTGTAAACAGCATTTGTAAAAGTAAAATTTTGAGTAACAGAGCTAGAAATTAAAAGATCAATTGTTTTATTGATATTATCAACTGCAATGCCACCATTTTCAGTGGTCATGCTATGCAACACATTTGAATTATTAATAGTAGCTCTAATTTGCATTCTAGCAGTCATGCCTGACATATTAACAGGTTCATAATACTGAAGTATACCGCCAGATATATATGTAGCAAATTCAGTAGCATTAACTGCATTTATATTAATTAAGTCAGCATTTGAGTTAATAGCCGTTTGCCAGCCTAGCTTATTAACTTCTTCCATTCCTTTTACACCAGAGATATTAATTCTCCAGCCTTCAGGAACACCATGACCAATTGCGGTAATACCAATCGGGGCTGTTTTGGCTATATTTGTAATAGTTTTGTAAATTAATTTATCGGATTCCCAACGAAGTGGATACTTAAAAGTAGATCCTTGATAAATTTTAAAATCAATTCTTGCAGGCTCTGACATATTATCTCCTAAATTTATAATAAATTTCCCAGAATTTATCTTTTAAATATTGAATTACTTTTTTCATTATTACCTCAAACATCAATTACCAAGTCAGTTGGGCTGAAAAGAAGTTCAACCATGCCTCTTATAGGTTTCCATGTGCTTCTGAAGCTACTAGATACAGGCTCTGTGACTCGTAATTCAAAAAAGCCGTAGACAGCTTGTTCAACTGTTGGTTCTATTTCCCAAGTAGAACCTAAATTTGATAGGAATTGAATGTAAATAATATTTAATGCTGTTTCTACCCAAGTACTATCTAATGACGGCACAGTAGAATTAACTCTACTTGTACCATTTAATAAGAAATAGTAAGTATCAGCATACTTTACGATTTGATTCTTACTATAAGCAGTTGCAGTATTCCAATTACCTACGAAATTAGGAGTCCTAACAGATAGTGTAGTTTGTGCACCACTAGGCTTAATACTTACAGGTCTATCAAGAACACCAGGCTTATTTAAAGCTTCAAGTATAACAGCTTCAAATATGTAGCCGCTAGTAGCATCCTTAAGGAAATCAAGTGTAATAGGAAACTCTAGCTGTTCTCCTTTTACAAAAGACCAGAGAACTGCACCTGAGTCTGTAATCAAGTCATCTGTTGTATCAACTAACCTTGACCTTGCCATATTTTCTCCTAAAGTTGGCGGCCGACATTTCTATCGGCCGCCCTTTTGTTAAATCTGCGCTACCAATTTAAGGAAACATTTCAGTTGCTGGCCACCAGCCCAGGTCCGCCTCGACGCCAACATCATCGGGGGATACAAACACCCATCGACCATCTGCGATCTCTTGCGGGATTGCCCAGCGCTCGGTGACTTGTGCGCTGGGGTCTGGCAAACCAGTGGCGGCGTTGGTGCCGATCTTTGAGTAGCCCATGTTGTTGGCGATCTGTGCTTCGGCCGTAAGGGCTTCTGCTTCGGTGTTGAATACTCTGTATTTCATGGTTGCTCCTCAAACCGTGGGCGGGGTTGACTTAAAGGGGTGATCGGCGGGCAGGTTGGCCTCAAGGCCCCACTTCCACGCTAGGTAGCCTTCGAGTTTCTGGCGGTCAGCGGTCTGAGTACTGGTAGTGGTGACAACCAATTCGCTGAGATCAAACGCGCCACTGTTACTAGGTTCGCCTACTCGATATGGGCCAATCTCTGTTGTAGATGCCGTGTTTGTTGGTGCTACCGCCCCAGTATTAGAATTTACAACGGCGCCATTCATGGAAATCGTGTGAATGTTATTGTCGGACTGCCCCGCCACTATTGACCAATTTGCTCCACTACCAGACGATAAAGCCGCGGGAGCTGACCCATAAGTATATTCGTAAGCGCGACTATCGTTTATATTAATAGCAACAGCCTGATCAGTGCCAGCAAGTTTGCTAGTAATGATGCCTCCGTACCCACCGCTATTTTCTTTCGCTACCGCAATTATTATGCGGTTCGTGGAATCCAAGAACCTACTAGCGATTGACATAAGATCATTCACGCCATCAAATGTCAGTGCCGGCTTTCCTCCAAGGAGTGTGGCGTTATAAGCCGGCTGGTTGGCCGCGGTCGCTTGCGTAGCATTCCGAGAATTCCCAGACTTATCGTTCCACTGACTAACCGTGCTGCCGTTAAGAATGATGCTCGCGGTATCTTCAGCATCCAACCACAGCGCCAGCGTCGAACCGAGTTGATCCGGACGCCACAAGCGCGGACCACCAAAGGGGCGACCGTCCCACCGATAGGGATGCGTGTAAGGAAGGTTGCGTAAAAGACTCATAACAAATTACTCCATTTCCAGGCGAGATAGCCTTCGAGTTTCTGGCGGTCGTTATCCGTTATTGCTGAATACAGCACAACAACTTCCTTGACAGCAATGTGCGAACAAAATTGACCTACTAATGACCCCCTAAGCGACCCCACGCTGAAACCATCAGCGGTGCTCCCCAGGCTGCCAGTTGTGCTATATGCTATTGGAGTTGCGCCATCGCGTGACAACCTAACATTGTTAGGTCCAGCCAACTGCGTGTTCCAGCCTGCGAAAATATGATAGCCACCACCTATGTCATAACTGATATCTGACGTACTGACATCGGTCGCCCACCCCGCAAAACCAACAGTGGTTCCACTAGCTTGTCGATAAAAACTACGAATAGTACCAGTGGTACCAGTTTCACCTACGCCCATTGGAAGGTCTTGGCTTACACTACCAGTAACCATCCTCATCACGGTGAGCATAGAAACTGAGGTAGATCCCCCTGCCCCTGTAGTATTGTTGAACAAATAATCATCAGAACCATCAAAGGTAATAGTTCTATTGACTGCATCATAAGCAGGTTGTTGGGCTGCTACTGCTTGACTGATATTTCGTCCTTGCCCGCTTTTATCCGACCACTGCGAGACGTTTGAGCCGTTCAGCGCGATCGTGCTAGCGTCGTTTGCGTCTAGCCACAGGGCCAGCGAAGAACCCAAGCTAGATGGCGACCAGAACGCTGTGCCAAAACCAAAAGCACGACCGTCCCAGCGGTATGGGTGATCGGAGGGCAGATTGGCTTCAAGGCCCCACTTCCACGCTAGGTAGCCTTCGAGTTTCTGGCGATCAGTGGTTGATAGTGCGGTATTGGTATAGACGACTTCACCAACAAAGCCGAGCATCTGGTTGGCGTTTAGCGTTACACCGTCATCGGTGGAAGTGCCTCCAATAACAAGCGTGCCGCTGTCGGTATCCGAATTGTTACCAGAAGAGGGGAAAGAACCTGTTGCACCAGCAGCGCCGTTAATGAACTGGTCAAGTGCCCCTGCAGAGTATCTTGCAACGCCCACCTGAATTACGTTTGTGCCGTTTGTATATATAGGCGGGGTAGATACTAACATTGCCCCCTCTGCATCTAACCTTCTTGCTGCAATGCTTAACGTTCCTGCGGCTAGTAATATTGTTGCAAGCCTAACGCCTGTACCAGTGTTATTCATAGCTGCAATGGGAATGCGCTGGCTTGTGAAGTTTGTGTAGTTCAGCACTGCCGCCACAGTTGCACCCGGAACATTCCGCAACAGCGCACCGGGGTTGGCGTTGAACAGCCAGTCCGCGCCGTCAAACGTCACCACAGGCTTTCCGTTCAAACCAAACGCAGTCAACGTCGGTTGGTTCGCGGCTGTCGCCTGTGAGACGTGCCGAGCATTGCCACTCTTGTCTCTCCACTGGCTGACGGTCGATCCGTTGAGCGTGATCGTGCTTGCGTCGGCGGCATCCAGCCACAGGGCCAGCGGAGAACCTAATTGTGCGGGAGTCCAAAAACTTTTTTTATAAACACCAGAAATTGCATTTAATCTTGTGGCTCTAAGTCTCATAATATTACGCGATTAAGAGTTCGGATAATTCCAGTACTCCGTCTGTAGTACCGGCGCGAATTACAGCAATTTGGGTGTTTGCGGCAACATCAATGTCAAGTCTCTCACTCTGCCCAATAAAGTGCGAAGTTGCGCTTGCGGTTTGTGCCACGGTGCCAATAGCATACCGAATGTCAGCATTGCGAGCGTGAATGCTGATACGGCGGCAAGTAGTGGTAAGTGCGGTGTTGGCAGTAGCCGCTCCCGCTGCAAGTTGTCTAGCAACACCAACAGCAGCCAAAGTATCTACTGGCAAAAGCCCAGTAATTGTTGCTGTAGGTATCTTGTTATCAATGCTTGACAAACTGGTGTTACTGGTTGTTTGATTAGCGCTAGTAGCTGCTCCACTAGGAAGTGGTAAAGAAGCCGCACTAACAGGAACTGCTGTAGCTCTTAATTGAGCATCTGTTAATGCAGTACTACCAACTAATTCTAGATTAGTTGCGCTAGGTACAGAAGCTAGATCAGTAGCGGTAGTTTGATTACGCCAAATCGTAGTAACAGTCGACGGCGTTACACCTGAAACATCAATAACTTGTGTAGCAGTTATTGTATTTCCTACACTTGCTCCTGTAAAAGCTGTTTTTACAGTATATGTAGTAACAACAAATTCATGATCAGCATCGCCACCACTAGCAGCATAAGGCGCGCCTGTAGCGGGATCAACAAGAACTACAGGACTTGCATCGGCAACATCAAATGTAGGCCTTGCTTGTTTTAGCAAATTGTTAAAACCAGAAAGAGTACCATTATAGGTCTCTTTCGTAACTGTATTAATTGCAACGACCGTTGTCCCATCATTCGTTTGAATGATCCAGTTACTGGGAGTAGTACGGTCTGCGCTATCTGTAAAAGCCATTTTGTTTCCTTAATACTAAGAGAAGGCATTTCCCACAATGTGTGGGGATTTTAACTCTAAACTACATGCCAATTTCCGCCTCTATAAATTATTGTGAGGCTTTCATACGGCTGTTGAAGTACTTTGGTTGTGACACCATCAATCTTTTGAGAATTAGTAGCTTTAATAGTAACCTTTCGATTACCTATGGGCGCACCAATCTCGAGCTTTACTATTAGCTCAAACCCATCTATAACTGTATCTATCAATGAAACGATAACAGGCTTTTCGGAGTTAACTCCAATATACCAGTCATTTGTTTCAATAGTATAGTTTTTATCAATTAACAAAGTCTTTTTATCACACTTGCAACATTTTACAGATAATATACCATCTTCAGTGATTGATAAGCATTCACCAACTTTGATAGCACCTAATGTAGTTTCTGTTGCAGGTTTAATTGTAGGCGCAAATCCTGGAGATCCTTGCGGGCCTTGTGGACCTGGAGGTCCAGGAGGACCAACACTTCCAGCAGGATTTATTGTAGTGTTTTTGATAAACACATCATTATCTTCTGCTGTAGTAAACATTACTGGCGGCGGAGGACACATCATAAATGAGCTCCACCCAAATGGGTTATTTATCATCAGATTTCCTTTAAAAGCCCCACAACTGTTTAGGTTGTGGGGTACTTTAGAATTACCTGATATTGGTATTCGTATTCGCAGGATTAGCGGTCAATGTACCGCTACCAACGTTGATTGCTTCGTTTGTAGAACGAATGCTTTGGGACAGACCCCAAAGAACATTATAGAGTTGCCCCCATTGCTGCTGTTGCTGTTGTTGTTGCTGCATTTGATTGATGTTATTGGTTGTAGTAACCTCAACACCACGGGTAACTGCTCCAGTATCTAACTTAGCTTGTAAGGCGATTACAGCTGCGTTAGCGTCAGAGAGCTGACGATTAAGAGTGGCTTCGTATTGGGACACAATGAGCGCACGAGTCTTTTCACCATCATTCGAGACATCCTTAGACAGCTCATAACGGTTTTGAAGAACTTGTGTAGACAGACCATTCAGCTGCTGAGCAAGCACCATTGTGCCAGCATTTACAGCTTCTTTAGTGCCATCGATGCGAGCAGCCAAAGAGGAAGTAACGTTATTCAGTTGGTTAGTGATACCGATAGTTTGGTTGGCTTGAGAAGCCTCCATGGCAGCTGTAGAGACTGCAACAGATTTATCAACAGCACCAACAGCTTGCATCAAGTCCATATTGGCTTGATTTTGCTCAGGAGGGTTGCGGAGGACAGCTCCACCAACAACACCAGCACCATCATTACCACCAAGCAAATTGCCGTTATTACGCAGCAGACTGCCAAGGATCAGGCCACCAATAAGGCCACCACCACCAGCACCGCCACCAAACAGACCATCACCGCCGCCTCTTCCAGCAAGAGCAGCCATCATCATTGCCGCATTGTCCGTACCGCCTACATTGATCGTTTCGTTAGCCATTTTATCCTCTTTTTCTTCGTGTTTTCGGATTTTTTCAACAGCTTTCCATAGAGCATCTGTAGATGCTTCTACTTCACCAAACTTAGATGCATTTTCCATTGCATGCTTAAGTAAGGCATCCTTAAGACCCGGTAATGTTTCCGGGATATTCATATCCATACCAATTCCTTTATTATTGATTACGGATCTACGTCCGCTTAATCTATGATTAGAACATAAAGCCTCTAGAGACACGCTTTGAACCTTGATTCACAGGGAACAAGTACTCAATACCATATCTAAGACCATCCGAGAAGTGTTCTATGCTTTCTGACTTGTCAATCGCAGCAACATCAGGGTTTTTGTCAGCCCAAATAGTCCTTTCTAAAGATGTGATAACACCTTTACAACGAGGGTGGATGTACATGTCAACCACGCCTGCTGCATTAAGAAGTTTTCTATTAACAGCGTTTACAGAATCAATTATAGGAGGTGCTTTCGGATGTGAGAGACACGTTATGCCGTGAGATTCTAATATGCTAAAATCTGTTCTACCCACTGGTGCAGATGTTTTCCTAGCCTTTCCTGAAGGATCAGGATAAGCATAGATCTTATGACCTTTATACTTTTGAGATATGACTTTTGCTAAAGTCTCAGTATCAGGATGTCCTTTAAACTCATCTAATACATGGATTTGTTTACCACGGATTGCCATTGCTGAGGAACACTGAAGACCTACGTTAAAGTCTATATTAACATGAACGTCTTCACCTTTTTCATCATCCCTAGGCGGTTCGAAGTAAGGTAAGTCGTTCTTAACATGGAGATCTCTACTAAAGCAATAAAAGACTGTGTTACCAGACTCCTTAAAGCTTGCCAGATACTCCGAAGCAAATGTTATAGGATCTAATCTTTGCTTAAGCTTTTCAATTTCTTCAGGGTCTAAGAATGGAGAACTCTTATAATCAAAGTGATAAGACTTCCAATCATTATCTGAAGATTGATTTGTATACAACTCATGAAAGTAGTTGTAGCCTTTGGGTGTGCTAATTATTAAAGCACGACCTGGTGATCTTGCTTTAAAGAACGCTGCACGTTGTTTAGACCATCTAGTGATGATGGCTGGCTGAATAACACCTTCCCAAGCTTCCTTTGGTGCAATTCCTTTATGGCACGATGAAACTTCGTCCCACACTACAAGATAGGCGCCTTTACCACGAATTCTTTCAACTGATTCGTAAGATAAAAGCCTTAGCTCTACCTTGTTAGGAAAAACAAATCTGCCAAGATCACGTGAAGACTTAATGGCAAAATGCTCCAAGCCAATATCGTAATTGAGAAGAGGGTAATAAATATCAGTGACTTGATCATGTGTAGGTGCAATTATATAAACAACCTTATTGGGAACTGATTCGGGTAGTTCCATCAATTCAAACACAGCACTAGCTCCAGCAGTAGCGGCAGTAAAAGACTTACCCCAGCCACGAGAGCAGCACACTACACTGAATCTGCAAGCTTTGTCTACAAAAAGATCTCTGAATACCTTAGATTGACCTTCATGAAGATTTATTGGCATTCAAGGGAACCTCTTTAGACGGTATCTCTTCAACATTAAAGGACACAATCCTGAATCCAGTATTGTTTTGAGGATTATTTCCAAACATTTTGAAGAGATATTGAAAAAGTTGCAAGTTATTCTGTGGTGTGCACACAGCAAAAGTCTTTTCCACTATCCTTCCTTTCTAGAAGGGTAGTATACACATTCAACTTTGATTAAATCTTCAACTTTATAATGCAACTTAAACTCAATTACATTATCAGGAAGATTTAACTTATCTTTGATATACTCGAATAATTCAATAGCATCTTTGCTATTAGAATGTATCGGTGTCATCGTCTTGATCGACATTTGGGATACGCTCCGGTTCATTAACCACGTATGTTTCACCATCTTTTGTGAGATTCACAATTAATGCTGGAAGCTTTTCTTTAACACCATCATCTAATTCAGGTACGCGACCGTACTTATACCTTAACAGCTTCTCTGCAATTTGAATTTGCTTATCATAAACTGTCATCATGATCTCAGGATTGAATGAACGAGGTTTTCCAGAGGCACCTAGTTCCACAATCTCTCTAGATCTGATCTTACGCTGTCTTACGAGTTCATTTTCAAGCTCATTATATTTCTTAACAAGCTCTCCAATAGGGTCGTAATTTAGATTTCTTAATCTAGCTACACTCCTATTGCTACCGGCATTGTACTTAGGTATCCCTGCAGTACTTCTAGGAGTATTGTAAGCATTTACAATTGATGTCATTCTTGATCCTTTGATCTTAGCTCATTGATTTTACCGATACCTAAGAAACAAGATACCTTACCATTTGTTGCAATTATGAGCCAATCTTCATTTTTCTTTCTATATAATACAAAAGCTAGCTTATTAGATTCTATTAGGCCAATCCATTGTGCGTTTAATTTGTTTTTAACAGCAAAGTCTTCTACATCGACTGCACTTTCACAGAGGATAGGTAAGGATTGCTGACTGGGTTGTGCTATTACACCACGAGAGAGGGTGAGTATAGCGGACACTACGAGAAACTTTACACAAAAGCGAGTAAATGACTTCATGATTCACCGTCCCTTTCCTGGTTTTTCGGATCCGTTAGACTAACCACAGAAAAATCATCATCTTACTGAAATTCCCGCCTAAGACGTCTTTATGATGTCATTAAGAATATATAAGACAGAATATCATATTTAAAATTTATAAGAACGTTTAAGACAGAATCATCAGATAAAACATCTTGTTAGTTAGTTTATTTTTAATAAATTATAAATCAACTACAAACTAAATAAGTTATTTAAATTAATGAAAACTAACAACAAAACATATAATGTCTTTAAGAACGTTTAAGACAGAACTTTCAGATTATTTTCCTGTTACCCTAACAGGGTACATCTTTGGGTTAATTTAACGGGTTTCTCTAAACGTTTATATATAATATCTATTCTATATCATCACTTATCACTATTTGTAAATTCGTGATAGCTCCTAACAATGTGAATAGAGAAGGTCTTTTATCGTATACTTTGAATGTAAGTACCGAATCATCGTTACAAATGCCTGCTCCTGCGAGACTTATGAGATCACCCTTTTTAGCTCTATCTAACAAGTCCTCTAAGGCTGTGATTAGAGCTTCATTTGGTTTTTTGTGTAAATTGATGATTTCCATAAAAAAAAAAAAAAAAAAAAAAAAAAAAAAAGACGCCCTCTACTAACCACCGGTTAAGGCAGTTAGTAGAGGGCGTCTTTAATTTTATTTTTTCGATAAGAAAGAGAAGAGATTAGCCAAGCTTAATTTAACTTTAGGCTGATCTGGTGCATCAGAAACAGAACATTCCTGATAATAGTAAGCAATGTTTCCAAAATCTGGACAGTTCAAAAACTGCTCATTTATCTTATCAATATATTTCTTAGCTTCTTTTTCGCTTAAGAAACAAACTCCAAGAGGATGTCCTTGATAATAAGGATCTGCACAAGGTTTACAAGCTACATACACTTTCATCAGAATCTCCTTCGTCTTCTGGATGACGTGTTGAAGGACCGTTGTAAAATGGATTCTTAATCCATACATCCCGTGGATCTAGAATCCAAGCACGATCTGGATTTTCTCTACCGACATTCCTTGCATACTCATACATCGCATCACTGTCTGTGGCTAGCATAATCACCTTTTTGACACTTGAATATGATCCTTAAGAGAATCCCATTCTTTGTGTTTATATGACTTGTCAAACTTTACAGCTGTCTCGTGTGTAAGACTAGCTCTTGCTTTAGTCATATAGAACTGCAAGATAGGGTATGGATTAAATTTAATCCTTTTGAAATCACCGTTTATATTGAGTTTGAAAATCAACCTACAACTAGCGTCTACCGGTAATGCAAATTTTTCTTCATTTGGTGAGAATGAAGCTGTTTGAAGAAACACTGAATTCGTAGAGCTATAATGCATATTAGCATATAGTAGCGAGCCCTGGAATGCAGCTTGAATTGCTGAATTATGCTCAAACCACTCTGGCAATTCACCTTCAAACCATTTATGTTCGATAAAAGTAAATCGAGTACCTACTTTTCTTACTTCATCGAAGCTATAATAAAATTTGCCGTATGGACGGCAAAATACGTCCTGCATTTCTACATACCTAGATTTAGTATGTAGTGCTGCGAACTCATTACCTTTAATCTGATTTTCTGTTCCAGAACCTTTATTAAAGGTTTTACGTTTAACTGCTTGAGCTCTCAAATATTTAATTTGAGTAGCACTACGCTTAACTAATTCGGATGCGCTAAAAGTAATCATTTACTTCTAAGAATGTGAATTAAAGTATAATTAATTTCGCAAAGAGCATCTGAAACATTTTTATTAGATTTTGATGCTTCTCTTAAACAGTCTTCAACTACTGAAAAATGACTAATGGCTGCATCTGTTTGTTGTTGATAAGCAGGTTTCTTATTACGTGCTCTATACTTCATTGTATAAAGTTTCTGAAGGGCTACTTCTTTAGAAAGATGGGTTTTCATATTCATAAAATGAAAGCTTATCGACGCCTAAACCACAAGTTGTCTCAATCTCATTTGCAATCAAAACTGCCTTTTCAGCATCAGCGCCCATTGCCATAGCACCATATGCAATATCTCGACCACTTCCAATTGCAAACTTAACTGCTTCAGTCAGTTTAGATGGAACAGGGCCACCTTCAAAGAGATAAATCTCTTCGCTTTTATGTGGAAATTCTCCTTCAACAATGACTAAAAGAAGAGGGTCTGCTTTGTTTTCACGTGCTTTTTCAGGGAAGGTGCTTGGAGTAGAATCTTCATTTAACCATTTTACTAATTCTAAAGCAAGTGGAAGAGTGCCTGCATATCCATAAAAATATTTCCTACTTCGAAAAATATGATTAGATTTATCAGAATATCCTATTCCAATTTTAGTTACTGGGGCCTTAATGCCGTTATTTACACAAAGTTTATCTGCTGCTAGTGTTTTACCATCCCAGACAATAACAGTCATTGGCCTGATCCCTTTTCCACTTTATTGAGTTCAAATATTTCCGTGCTAATTTCCGGCAACTCGTACCACTTCTTAGAACCATAGAACTCATTAATATGCATATTCCTTGCTAACTGTCTTGCTATTGCAACATTATTAGCCTCGACAGTGTATTCACCACATTTTTTGTGAGCATCAAAAGTTTCGACGAGATACCTCATTTTATCTCCTCAATAAATTCTACATCACCAGACGCAATCCAATGAATGTCTAAAATTACAGATTTTATAGAATTAGTAGAAATTAAAGCCCATTCACCTGGATATGGATCTTCTTCACTCATAAGCCATGATGGTACTACTTCTAGCACTGTTCCATCAAGTTCTTTTACGCCGGGTTTTAGAATTTTATACTCAAGCTTAAGTCTTGGTTTAAACCTTACTCTAACTTTTTTGAGATGATATTGATACCAATCCATTGTTAGCCTTTCCAAAATATATTAGGATTAAAAATAACAGCAATAAATGCGATTACTAGGATTGTAAAAAGACCTGCTAGATACGACAAAACAATGCAAGTCATCGAATTACCTCAATATTGGAGTAACTTCTAGGCTTAATGCCATGATATTTATAGCTACCCGACTCTGCTCCATAACGTTGAAAAGTTTCTACAGGATTCTCTTGATACTTAAGCGGAATACTATGTCCTAATATACCACCTTTCCAAGAACCTTTTTCGTATCCTGTTTCCTTGTCGTAGTCAACATATAAACGACAAATTCTAATAGGTTTGGTAAAGTACTTTAACCACCTGCACCAACTGACACCACGATGATACTTAGTCATCGTGATATAGCAAGTTGCAATTATTTTTTCACTATCGAAATCATCAAATTTAATATGAAACTTTGGTACATATTTTCGTATTAGCTCCATAGAGTCAAAATCTAAAGCTCCTTTTTGATTTAGAGGCTCTACAGTCCAATATTCGAACCATTCTGGTGTGAAATATGTTTCACCCATGAAAGTGTTATTAGACCATGGTATATAAAATACTTTAGTATGATCGGAATTCTTTTTATCCTTAGAACTCCATGAACCCGGTTGGATACCGTAATGAAGATGTAAGTGACCTTCACTGACAGTAAATCCATACTCACGAGCGATATAATCCCAATATCCACCTTTGGGATTTGTAGACCATACTTCTTTACTCGTATCAACCCATTTCTTTACTGGTTTAATAATCGGTGGAATTTGCCACCACCAAGAACGTTTTCCAAATTGGATATTCAATAAACAATAGTTGGTTCTTGAGTCTTCATCTTCCCATGGAGTCCTTACGTTAAAAGCGTAAGTCTTATATGATTTTTCTTTATGATATTCTCTAAGCTTGAACATCTAGTAGCTCCGCAATTTGAATATTCCAAATACATATGTTTAAATAGTCTCTATAGTCTCTGAAGATATCTTTGTTTTCCATATAATATTTGTCTCGAAGAATTTCTAGCTCTGACCTAGCTGTAGCTGCATCAGTTGTAACTACTTTCTTAATTACGTCATTTAAGCAAATAACATATGCTTGTGGTTTTGGTCTTTGTAATTCTTTTAGAATTCGCCTGCATTCAATAACGGCTTTGATTTGAGCGTCATAGACAGCTTCAGGCGAACCGTGTCTGGTTGCAGTCGCTGTTAATACATCTTCCATTTGCTTAGCAAATTTTTCAACGAATTCAGCGTCAATATTCATGATTAACCTTTAACTTTTGAGTTTAGCAATAAACCTTTATAATGATCTCTTTCTTCAGATAAAGATACCACTTCTTGTTTAAGTTGTTCAAGTTCGTCTTCTTTTGATTCTACATTCTCAAATTTGAGAATATGATCTGCAATATCTGCTGCACTTGTATACATTCCTTTGCGTTCAGATACAACAGCGAGAGCTGCCGCACTGATTAAAAGCTCTCGAATTGACACGGAGTGCGTCAATGCTTGTTTGAGATTTTTGATAAGATTAGGATGTACTACGAATGTTTTCATATTATGTGAACATTTGTTTTTCAAGTTCTTCTAGCAAATCGCTAGCCTTTTTAAAATCTCGTTGATAAATCGCTTCCCAGAGTTTATGTATAATAGGTCTGAATTCACCAAATACTTCGTAAATTATACTTTGCCTTAACTTTTCAGTAGCATGTTCTAATTGTTCTGGATTTTCTTCTGTCGCAATAAATGAATTTTGAATTTTAAGACCTAAAAGATACCTGATAGCACTTGGTTGAAAACTTTTAGTAACCTCAGTTGCTTCTAAGCTTGTAACAATACAAGAGTCATTTTCACAAAAACGTTCATTGATTTCAACTCTCCGCAAATTTCGACTTATTTTAGACATTTGTATTTTCCTTTAAACTATTTTCCTTTGGACTATTTTCTTCTAGACTATTTTCCTTTAAGCTATTTTCAAACCATTCACGTAAATTAGAATTCAATGTAGCAATGTTATCTTCAGAGAATTCTTGTTTACAATTGTCATAAATCATTTTATACAAATTAGTAATTCGTTTAGGATGGTCAAACCCTTGACGAACCTCGCGTTGTATAATCTTGTTTAGAAACCACTTTTCAAACTTATTCATTGGTTATTCCGAAATGCTTTTTAATTAATTCTCTTGCTTGATTAAGTCCGCCAAGATTAGAGGTAACTCCTTCACTAAATTGTAGTTCACAATCAGCATCGATAACTTTAATAGCATCTTCTATGATTAATTTAGCAAACGTGTTTGCAAATCTTTTGCTGACAAAATTAAGACCACTTCTATAAACACCACTATGCATCATTGAATTTTTAAGAGCTTCTTCAGCAAGCTCTTTAATTCGATCCGATTGTTCATCAAGGACCTCCACTCGATCTAACATATAATGTCGTTGCCTGCTGATATTACCATTATTCCACTCAATGTGAACAAAATAACCATCAATATCATCTTCTATATAGCGGGTGTCTCTATATGCTTCAGTCACTATGCCTTTGGCACCTGTACTACAGCTAATTACCTGCAAGCCTATTACCTTATCGTGCGGAACATCTGAAAGTTTGGTCATTCTTCAACTCCAAAATGTGTCTTAATCTGTTTAGCACATGCATCAATCGCACTATTGTGTGCGCTGGCATGAGTGCCCACCATACCTATAATGTTTAGGTAACACATTAGCACATTCCCTCACAACCAGTTCCACAAGCTTTGCCTGAAAAATTTCATCGTGAACCCATGTATGCCAATCTTTTTCGGAAACTTCTTTATCAGCCTCTTCCCAAGCCTTGCCAACAAGTTCTGCCATTCGTTCGTTCATTTCAGACTCCGAAATGTTTTTCAATATGCTCTGCCACTCTGTCAAGATAATATCCCTTACCTTTCAAGTCACCAACATCGGCATCATGAATTTCATTGATACATTCCTTGACAATCAACTCTGCGAACTTTGCTGATTGTCTAGTGGGCATATCACATCCACAACCGCACATTTCTAATCCAGCCTCTACGGCAAGTTGTTTAATTCGTTTTGCTAGTTTGTTATTCATCTTAAAAACCTTTTAAAGATGGTCTGCCCAAAGGGACTCGAACCCCTAACCTACTCCTTAGAAGGGAGTTGCTCTATCCAATTGAGCTATGGGCAGATATATTAATTTTTATTAAATTTCACGAGTATCTTTAGTTCTTGCTTTAATAAATTTTAAAATATCACCTCGATGTACTTTTCCTAAATACTGAAACTTTTTTCTACTAGGCCAGTAATCAAGACGTCTTTCATTAAGCATTCGCGACCAATGATACTCGGTATGTTTTGTCCATTTACCATCATCGTCTTGAATAGCTTGTTCTAAGAATTTCTTTCTATCGGCATCGAACTTTTCCTTGGAGTGTTCTTTCAAGATATCCCAAATAGGATCTTTATCATTCATGTACAGAAACCTCTCGAATATGCCAATTAATTATACTCCAGTAGGATTCTAAAGATTGATACATTCCACTATATTGCTTACAATGTTCTTGGCTTAATGTTATCAAAATTTCCTGAGCATCTTCTTTACTTGTAAGAACAGCTGTCTTGACAAGATCATTAGTACAAATTAAGTATACTGTTTTAGTTTTATTCTGAGATGAAAAATTTTCAACCTTTCTTTCTAGATTGCGAACGCGATGTTCAAGCTTGTTAAAAACAGATAAAGGAACTTTTTGTTCCATAGACTGCACATGCTCAATATATTCTTTAGTAGGAACTAAGCGAGTCATTACCATTTCACCTTATCAGCCCAATATGCTGCACTCATTTTGCCCTTAGCAATGTTCTCAGCGTGGCGAGCTTTAAAAGATTCTCTACGAGCTTTGTAAGCTTCTGATTCACCTTCTTTAGGCGGTGAGCCTTTCACACCTTGAGCACCAAATCTGATAAGCTTTACTGCTTCACCTTCCTTGGCTAATACAGCATGGCTTTTTGTTGGATGATCTGGAGTTCTTTTAGGATCGTTATAACCCTCAAAAGTTTCTCCTCGATATGTGATACTCATAAAAACTCCTCACACTCAATTACTTTAATACCTGCTTCTTTGATTGCTAACAAACAAATACTGCAAGGTTTCATCAACTTTAATTCAGTACGATTTTGTTTTTCAATTCTAATCTTATGAATAGGTTTACCTTTTGCACGAATTATCGCCAATATCTCTGCATGAAGATATATACGATAGTCTTGGTCTGTTTTAGACGCATGCCTTGCTTGAATAGGATGCGTTTTAGTGTATGAATTCTTAGCAATAGAAATCACTCTACCACGCTTATCGTAAGTAGTAGCTCTTATATCAGACTTCATTGGCTTGGTCTTTAGCGAGCTTATAAAGTTTGTTAAATCGATTTGACAGGACTCTGATATTAGTCAAAGCAACCTTTGAATTTTCTGTATCATAAAAAGCCCAACGACCTGTTTCTAATTCGAATTCAACAGGAATTGCATTTGGTGATTTGTAATAAAAGAATTTAATTCGAAAGGTTTTGGCAAGTGTGTGATCTACAGAAATAGGGATAGAATTTACAATATCTTGAAATTCCAAAACTGTTATCAGCTTAGAATTCCATACCACTTCATTCTTTGAATCTAGAATTTCGAAACAAACACGCAGTCTATCTTTAAAAAGTTCTTGAACTGTAGATTCTTCCGGCTTCCGTAAATTTACAATAGTCAGTTCACCCGTATTCATATCTACAGCGAACGATCGGCCAGATGTAATTACATCGTGAACCATATCACTTTGAAATAGTTTCTTTACGGGCTTTACAATCATGAAAACACGATTGTTAATAGTCACAAACTTTCGTTCCATTTTAAGCTTTCTAAGATAAAATTATTTGCGTTTAAAACCGTACATATAAGTCAGCTGCCTTGTACTGTTTTGATAAGTCTTGTTGGCCAGACGACTTATCCTCAATCACGACTTGGTCCTTCGTCGCGAGCTTACAAAGCAGCTGAATTATATGTACGGTTAAATAAATGGTGCCCGGAGCGGGGATCGAACCCGCACGACGTTTTATTGCCGACGGATTTTAAGTCCGTTGTGTCTACCGATTTCACCATCCGGGCTAAGTTAATTAATCGTTAATGATATATTCTTGAAATTCTTCTGGAATTATTACATTTGAAGGTGATCCTGCAAACATCGGACCAATTTGATCCGGAGTAAAACCAGCTAAACCACAGCCAATGGGAGTTAGTTTAAATTTGAGATGACTTCTTGACTTAGCAAATTCTTTGAATTTTTCAACATGTTGCGCAATTTCGTCTAACGTTAAACTTTTATACGGCGTTGATTTCGTAGGAATAGCATAAGAAGCACCTTGAAGTCCTTCTCCAACGCCTAACTTAGCTCCATATCTTTCCAAAGCTGTTTTAGCTGATCCAGCTCCGTGAATACCTTGACGATTACTTCCAAATACAAAAATCGTATCGGTAAGTTTTTTCATTTAGGTTGTAGCTAGCTCCAACTCGAGTTTGTCAAGTGTTTCCTTAAGCTCTTCTCGCGATTTTAAGAAAAGGTCGTAATTATGCCCCTTGAAATCAGTTGCAGCGACAGCCATTGCATCAGCTAATTCTAGGATATGTTGTTTTTCTTGTTTTAGTTGACCTGAATCCATATTATCTTCCTTTATAGCTGAGATATATCAGCCACGCGTGCTACCCATTCAGCTTATAAAGGTAAATTCAGTAGTCTACTTGAAAATCATCCATATCATCTTTTAGACAACTGTTACAAATACTATACTTATTTGTAATAGGGAGTTTAGCACCACAGACACAAATCATATTTAATTGTCTGCCGGTCTCTGAATCGTAGTCTGGGCAACAGCCCAACTCGTGTCCGCAACAAGGAAAATCTTCACATCTAGCGGCCATAAGTGTCCTTAAATAAATTGTTTAAAAATCTATCATATGGCTCCACGACCTGGATTCGAACCAGGGACCAACAAATTAACAGTCTGCTGCTCTACCGACTGAGCTATCGTGGAACAGTTTCTAATAGTGCGCCTACAATTGTTCTTTCAATCTCAGCAAAAATTTTATGTTTGTTTACATTATCCTTAAGATTGTTTTCAAGTCTGAGACAAATGCATTCTGAATACATTATAGCTTTTCGATATAATATATAGTCTAATGTCTTAAGTTGTGAATGTAGATCTTGCATAGTTAATGGTGCCGCTTATCTGACTCGAACAGATGACCTACCGATTACAAATCGGTTGCTCTACCAACTGAGCTAAAGCGGCTTAATTTGTTCTCTCAATCTTCCAAAAAGTTGTATTTATAGATTCGTTAACTTCTAATGCAAGAACATAATTTTTCCAAAACCACCGATTATCCATCGTAGAACCTCTAACGGTATCTTTACAAGTCAACCAGTCCGGTGCATTAATTTCATTAAATTCCAAGATTTTGTTAGAGAAGTATAGATGGGTTGCTTTAAATTCTTTCATACTTTTAAGTCAACGAAATCCGAAGCTTCCGTTGAATTGCAGAAAGCCTTTTATAAGCATTTTGTAGCTTGTCACGCTTTGAAAAGAATCGATTTTTCTTAGTATTCGAATAGAACTTAATTGCTTCAGATCTTTCTGAATTATATTCTTCAAGATCAAGTGTCATTAAATTTAATTGTCCACGAAGCACAGTACGTAGATATTGTGCTTCTTGCTGAGTTAAACTTATTAGAACTTCTGATGATAGTTTTGACTCATTCGTTTCAGGTGAATTACGAAAGTTGTTAGCATCAGTAAAAGTCATTTTTTCAATCCATTTATTAAACCAATCGTTTAAAGTATTCATATTAACTCCCATTATAAACTCTATCAGAAATATCTACACCATGAAAATCGGTATAAAACTCTTCATATCTACCTTCGCTACTGCATGAACGCCTATGTGGACAATCTACATGAGAGCATTCCCATTGAGCAGTAGTTTCAATGTTACTTTTATGGTGAGTCTTTTTCTGACATATAACACAAATAGATTTTTCAGGCTTCATTAAAGACTCCTGTAAAAGAATTATTTGTTAAAGCCATTTCTAAGAATTTTTCGAATGCTTTTTTGAATTTTTTCTTTTCTTTTTATTTCTTCTGTTAAATCACGCTCATATTGTCTATAGTAATTTAGTAACTTAAAAGAATTTTGAACAGAGCTGTCATCTTTGTTTATATAGTCACATTTATGATAATAGTATTTTGCCTTATCTCTGGCGCGCTCCTTTTCAATATGGAGCTCATTTAATTGATCTTTTAAGATAGACTCGAAAAATTGCAAAGAGGAATTGTCTAGCATTTTCGCTCCTAATGGTAGGCCGGGTCGGATTCGAACCGACGGCTAAACGATGGTGAGACCGATGGGACTCGAACCCATAACCCGCATCTTATGAGGATGACGCTCTAACCGATTGAGCTACAGTCTCTGTCACTTAACTTGAAAAATCTCTATGGATATTTCTTACAAATTCATTTCTAACCGCGACAGCTTCGTTTACAGTTTTAAATTTAGGAGTTCTATATTGCTTACCATTCAATCCGCATTCAACATAATACAAACCGGACTTCGTTTTATAAATATTTTTGATACCAGATGATGAATTTGAAGATACCTTTCTATTTAAGTTGTTCTCAATATTTGAACACTTTCTTAAATTAGAGATCTTGTTGTTGACTCGATTTCTGTCGATATGATCAATAAGATCAAAATCGTTCAAAAATCCATATACATAAATCCAGATTAATCGATGAGCTTGATAAAATTTATTATCAATTCTGATATGGCGGTATCCTCTTGAATTCACAGTACCTGCAATAGTACCGATTTTAGCAATACCTCTGTTTTCTTTCCATATCAAATTTTCACCATCGTAATCAAATAATTGTTTTAAATACTTTTGTGTTATCATTTTTACTTTAAAGTAAATAGATATTACTCTAACCGCTGAGTTACCGGCCCTGTGTTTTAGAAACCTATATTCTCAATATAGGCAAGTTCTATTCTGATTTTTGAATTTGCTGGAATATAATGTTGAACAATTAATACGCTAACCAGTTGTTCTGCCTGAGACTCGCTCTTTAATATGGCAAACAACCGATTGTTTATAAATAATCTAAAACAGTTTCCCATATAATTACTGACCTCTATAAACTGACACTTATTTTAAGAACAGTAGCAATTGCTATAATCAAAACCATAAGAGAAAGTGTTCCTACGAGATATAAAAAAGAATCTTCAAGTGAGCCTGTAATATGATAAAAACAAAAGAAGGTGGCAACTAAAATCAATGTTACTACAATAAATTCCATTTCAATCCCTTTAATAAAAAAAAAAAAAAAAAAAAAAAAAAAAAAAAATCCCCTACAAGTTAACTCGGTACGCAGCTTTTAGCTTCAATACTTTGTTATCTTGTAGGGGAATAAAACTCTTAAAAAGCAGGGAGACAGGCTGCTGATTAAAAGTTTTTAAAGACAGTTTCCAGACGTGTCTAGGTCATGAGACTGACTGCAGACTGAAACAGAGGGGCATCTGCAACTTACTGCAGCAATGTCTCTATTTCTCACGCAGGCGTAATTTCCGTTGAAGCGGTCTTGGCAGCCTTTTCAGCAGCCATCTTCGCACGGTAAGCAGCAAGACCTTCAGCGGCCTTAGGATTAAGTTCACGCTTGACTTCTCCAGCGCTATAAGCTGACATGACTTCATCCTTGTTCGCGATGATCCAGTCAGAAAGATCAGTGTTATTCTCGCTAGCAGCCATCAGAGTGTTACGAGCAGCCGTCTTCTTCTCATCATCATTCATACGCTTGACGCTAGGCCAGCGGAATGAATCAAGGATTGCAGCGGCGTTCTCTTGCAGGAACACCAGATCCTTGTCGTTGATGGTCTTAAGATGATCAAGAGCCTTATTAAGCTTCTTGTACTCAACCTTCGTAACACGGCGGATTTGACCGACCTCGAAAGCCATTTCAACTGTCTCTTGGTTTTCGATCAGCCAATTTACAAGATCTTTATTGTTCTTAGTAAGACGCAGCAGCGCCTCTTCAATCTTAGGACGGCGAAGATAATCCAGAGCCTCCTTCTTGGTTTCGAACATCTTACCATCGGGAGTCGTGAATACTTGCTTCAATTCCATTATCATTCCTTTAGCGCACAGCGCTATTGTTTAAGAAATCGTAGCACATGCTACATATAAGATACCGCATTTTTCGTACGGCTACTTATTCAGAATAAGGGTTAAGTTAACGGGCTTATCGTCAGTTTCGTCGCATGGTGTCTCCGTGCAGTTGAGAGCGCCCCACCTTGGGGCAGAATGGTACCGCCTTGCACCAGTCGCTGCGCGGCAGTACCTCGGTGATGTCGGAGCCGGTCGTTGCACCTGCGGCCCCTTTAAAGTATTTATTTTCAGTAGTTTCTAAACTATTAGTTTTCTAGGTTTCGATTAGTTCTTTAGTGATAGAATCTCGGTACTCGATCTTAGGCGTATACGGAAATGTTACAGGAACCCTACTTTCATAACTTGTAAAAGCTGATCTAGTTTTCTTCTTGGTCTCTGGGTCTATAAACCATTCCATCCATACAATACCTTGAATGTCGTAGGCACCAGTGTTATCTTTAAACACATGACCGCAACGTTTATTTTGATAAAGAGGACCACTATCTCGTCCACCGAATTCACTTACATTGCTCCACTCCCAATCTTCACCTGTTAAAGGCACAATCGGTTCATATTTTGCAAGTGTTGAGAATAAGTTTATTGTATACAGTGCTGTAGTTCCTGAATGTCCTTCATCAGAAAATACTTTCAAAAGCTTTAAAATATGCTTACAAATAGCTTCCTGCATTTCGTCTTTGAACTTGTTGTTCTCATCACACCAACCTGCAGCACGAAACTCTGTCCAAGCATGAAATTCTAAACTCATTTTAACTCCTATGACTTTGCTAACAGGTGATCACGCGGAACTTTAAAACCTGAAGCATTAGTGTGTCCACCACCGCCATAATATTCAGCAATCTTAGAAACGTCTAAACCGATACCAACGGTTGATCTGAGACTGAACGCACGATGTTCCTTTGTATCGTAATAAGTAGCAGCAAATGGATGATCTTTGGCCATAATCTCTCCAGCATCGCTGGCCATTGTATATGGCAAAGATGCTGTTGGAACTTCCACTCCAGCAATAACCATTGGTCGTACACAAGAACTAAGAAGTTCTTTAATATCTTTTTGATGTTTACGATGAATTGCTTGGCCTTCAACAATAAGATTTACGTAAGCTTGGGCATCCTTAGAAACATCGATAGACATCAACTTGTCCCAGTTTTCAAATGTGTATTCAAATGAAAACACAGAAGATTGAATCTCTCGAGTGTTGGGAAGTTTAAACTGCCACAAATCTCTGTCTTGAATATGCCCCAACAAAAGCGGGCGTGTATCTTTAGAATGAAACCAATCCCAAGCAATTACAGCACCACTACGCTCTAAATCTAAATCCATTGATAGATTTTTATGGTATAAGCCCTCTAAATCATTTTTTGCTGAGATATGGTGATCTAAAATAATCACATAAAAAGCTTTTTCTAAGATCTTTTCGATAATACCGCGTTTGTAACTAAAATCAATTAAATATACAAAACCACTATCTGAAATATCAGGCGGAGGTTTTCCATACACTCCTGGATGGAAAGTCAATTTACCATTATAGCTATTTTCAGTTAAACTATATTGAATACTTCCAGTCGTCTCATTTACTATTACTTCCTTTCGAAAGTCAATGAAAGGTTTAAAGTGTGTATAAGCACACCATGCTCCTGTAAACCCATCAGCGCAATTGCCATGATAAATTATATCGATGTTCATTTGTATTTCTTTTGAAGTTTTTCATGAACCTCTGTGGCTACTGCACGCCATAGTTTTGGACTAATAAGCTGATTATCTTCAACTGATGTAGGATTAGATTTGGCGACTTGCTCAGAATAATACCGAATTGCTTCGATAATAAACACTTGAGCAAGGCCGCCGTACTTGGAATACTCCATCAACTCAGTGATGAATTCCGTATTAGTTTGCGGCCTTTCTGTCATACGTATTCCGTTAAATCATTTTCATGGAAAAATTCTTTGTTAACGAAAAAGCCTTCCTTTGTGAATTTGAGCATTCTTGATTTTTCATCAAGAGCTACAATTGGGTACTCTGAGCCTTGATTTACGAAAAGAACAGTGAAAAACTTGCCTGATCGACTCTTCCAAAGCTGCCCTACTTTGAATTGCATTTTTATTCCTTATCTGGAAATTCCATTATTCAAAAATCTCATCAACCAGCTTAGCAATATAAGCTGAATCGATTTTACCATCTTTTGATTTAAGTGCTTCGAGCAGCTGATACATATAAGCTTGATCGACACCAATCAGTTGCTCTCTCAAAACACCTGGCTTATTAAAATCAATCTCTGTAATTTGCCAAATAATCTTCAGCAGCTGACCTGCTGTAATTCGCCAGCCTCTTTCGATAAATTTACGAATGCGAAAGATTGATGCAATAGGGTACAAACTACCCTTATAAACTAGTGCTTTACTCAATAATGATTCTAGTGCGACCGGCTCTAAATGCAATTCATTCTTTGCGTAATCATAATAATTCATTGTATGAGCAAAGTCGTAGTTATTCAGAATCTTATCAGGCTCTCCGTAGAACCTAATAATAAGCTGAATCTTATCCGACATTGTAATTGCATTATCAGAAAGAAATACAGGCCTGTACTTAGGCTTTGTTTTGTCCTTCAGATCTGTTACAAGAACTTCAACAGTTCCGATAGGATCGTTATCCGGAATTTCGACTGATGAGATCAATTCAGTATTTGATAGACTATCAAAGAAATCTTCAGTATCTTGTTCTGGATGCCCTTCGAAATATTTATATTCACCTTGAGTTTCGGAAGCAACACCTGCACTCTTAATTCTAATAACAACTCGACGTTCAGTCTCGCCTTTGATATTTTGAATGTCTTCTTCCATTACAGTTGGAAGACTTCCATTCATTGTGATTTTTTTGTCTTTATTTAGAGTATTAAATACGCTCACGTAATACTCAGCTACGGCTTTGGTAGTACTGAGTGTTCTGAAGTAGATATCGTAATCGTTAATTGTTTCACCGAGCAACATAGAAGCAATTGCACCACCTGATACAATAGCATCTTTTTTGATATCGGCTACGAGTGTCTCATCGGTAATTGTTTTGAGCCAATCATCAATTCGGTTACGCAAAACTGTTTTGATTGTAGATGCTTTCATACCAGACATTTTTAATCTTCCTTTACTTTAAGATAGAGTTGAAAAGTTTTATTGTTTATCTTTACTTGACAATGACCTGTTTCAAATAATTCTGTAATTTCAGAAGAATAATCTGAAACAAAATCTTCTATTGCCGCGTAAGATAAATTTAGTTCATCAAGTAATATTTCCATTTAAATATCAATCACTGAACGAAAACCTACTGCTCTTCCAAACCTAGGTTTATTTTTAATGCCATATAAGAAGTATCTAAATTTAATTAGTTTACCTCTATACTGATCAATATTAGACAAAAGTTTTCTTCGTTGATCGTGAGTGAAACTTCCTGAAGAAATTTCAATTTCATCACCTTCAAACTCTATAATCAACGTTCCTGCAATTTCACTTTCTACTAGATTTTCTTTTCGAGAGGATCTCTTAGCATATCCCAATTCATCGCGTTCTAACGGATTATGATTGGTCATTGCTGGCAAGACATCAATTAAAACGCCTTCAGCTTCTTTAAATCGTTTTAGTTTATAAATTATGTTTTGATTGAAAGTAGCTCTACCCATTTTATATGGAGATAGCGGGTTTCGAAGCATTACGCCTTCGTAACCTTGAGCCAATACTTCCATTTCATAAGCAATTAACTCATTATAATTATTTACTTCATGATGCTCTAGAAATATATATTCAGATGATAAACTTTGAATTGCTGTTACTAATCTTTTAGCTTCAAATAATCTTTCATAGAAAGGTCTGTTAATCCAATCAGGATGAGTGTAATCAAATGCATAATATTTAAGATTACCAGGTTTGTCTTCTGACATTACATGGCTTTGTGTCCTATTATATACATTTGGATCTGTAGCTTCACCTTCAATTAGTTCACCGTCCAAGTGCTCAATATATGTAAAATCAGACTGAACTTGATAAGATGGTAATTGTAAAAAACTACGCGACATTGCCTTTTTATACTTTACAATACATCTAATGCCGTCAAGTTTTGGAGAACACAAATAAGGGTATTGAAGTCTTTTAAAATAATCTGGAAAAGAAAGAGGGTCTTCTCCAGATGCTAGAAGCGGCTTAAACATAATTAATTAGTACCTCCGTAACTTTCATCAGTGCCCCATCCTACAGATGTCAGTGCAGACTCATGATCACCATCCATTGAATCCATAGCTTGTTCCGTTACATAACGATTCTCGACGAATGCTTCTAATGCCTCTTTCCAGTCAAGTAGAGGCATCTGTAAATGATTATCATCTATACAATGGAAGTCTAAGAATTTTTTGAATTTTTCTTCATCTGCTGTCAAGGTTTCGAACTCGTCGAGAAGTGTTCGCATGTATGAAAGAAATTCATTTCGATCCATTTTTAACCCCAAACAATGTCGTCACCAAGTGCAATCGCAATCCTAACCAATGTATCAAAGTCCTTTAGCCTTTCTAAAACATAACTGTTGAGTTGATGAATTTTTTCAAGATCTTTGATTTTTTTCAAAAGATTTTCAAATTCTTTCGATGAAATTTCACCACTATAAACTGCTTTGAATCCTAACACTTCGAGCATGCGAAGTGCGTTTACATTACTCAGATTGATTTCAAAAAAGATTGGCTTTGGATATGTTTTTGGATTAAAGAAATCATCGTTTGGTTTACTCGGATCATAATAATTGTTTCTTGCCTGATAAGAAACGTGTCCGTGTTTTTTAAGAAAGAATGTAATAGACATTTTTAACCTCCAAGAATGATTTTAGATTCTTCTTTCTTCTGAGTCTGTTGTTTGTCAAGCTCGTTTAAGATGTAAACTAAAGTTTGTATAATTAAATTACTGCGCTCAAGAAGGACTGGCATAGTGGCCGCTGCTGGATTGCCTAATAGCGGGTTGTTGTACTTATTTACAATTTCTTGATCTTTTTGAATTAATAGCTGTTTTATTTCAAATGGTGACATTTTATTTTCCCGTTTAATAAATAAAACGCTTCGTTGGCTCTGGAACCTCGCATATGAAATACTCTGAAGATTTTAAAATATAAACTTTCTGATCTAGATATACTTTACTAAGCAATACAGCTTGTTTAGAAGCTTCCTCATAATTGCTATATTTTTTCCCAGGAAATACACCTTTCACAATAAACTATGTAAAAAGAATCTTCTGACTTTTTCATATTAACCTTTCAATTTTAAAGGGCACCATCAAGGGCGCCCTAAATTTATTTACTAATATAATGCATGATCTTCATAAAATCATGTACTTCCATATTCAGCATTTCTTCGATCGTAGGTGACTTTTCATCAATCCTTGTAACTAGCGTTGCTAGTTTCAAACTTTGAGCTAAATCATCAGGATCTCTGGCTGCTAACAAATGAAACACTTTGACTTTATAAACACTTACAAATCGACCGTCTGAAAGTACAAGTTCACCTTTCTTATCGGATTGGACAGGCTCCGCTAGCACATTCGTCTGCGCTTTCGAATTCTGCGTTGCCGATTGAGTTGATGACACAAGTTTTTGCAACCAATTCATCATACCTTTCCTTCGTTATTTCTTCATAAGGAGCTTGCGCAAAACCGTGCTCAGAATGGAGTAAAAATGAAAGACTTTTATGGTTATCTTTGTAATGGTCTTTCAAATAAGCCTTTATTTCAGGTATTTCTTCTTTGCGATAGTAAATAGTACAAGACACACTATTGTCAGACCAATCACGTTGAAGTCTTCTAATTTCATTTAATTGATCCATCGCAGTCATGTCTTTTGCAAGACGCGTACCTTCAGGATAACTAAATGGAAATGTTACAACAACCGTGTTATAATCTTCTGAGCCATCAAAGTTTTTAACGTACTCAACAGGATAGCCAGCATTTCGACACGTATCAACTAGCTCATGATTAGCTGCGATTCGAATTCTGCGATACATATACTGAGCGTATGCAGGATGAATGCCAGGAGTTACTCCAGGGAGTAACGACAGAGTACCTGAAGGCTTTACTGTTGTTAACTTAATACTAGGTTGAAAATCCTTGAGTTCTGAATAACGATCGTCAAAATCTCTCAGATACAAATAGCCTTCATCCAACCATGAATTCTGTTCCTCTGTGGCTTGCTGAATACCTGTTACGCTAATACCCATTCGCATGTTCTTATGAACAATACGCTCAGTTTCTGGATGATGTGAAGGTAATGTTAATGAGTGTTTGTTAATGCGATACAAAAGTTCGCTAATATCTAAAAATTCTTCTTTACTTTTGACATTTGGCAAAAAGATTTCAGCAAGACAGCATGTCTCATATGGCGCTAAAGATTGCTCTGCGCAAGGATTATAACCAATAACATCAGGATCAGGGTATTCAGTTTCCCCTAAACGACCTACTTTACGAGAAAGCGGTAAATTAATTAGACCGTACGGCTCACCTTTACCTTCGTAGCCATCCCAGAAATATTCATGGAGATCTTCAATATTATCACAAGCTACGCTGTTGTTTGACATTGCACGCCAAGAAGGGATATTACCCATGTCCCAGCGCTTAGCAAGCAAGTACTCTACATCATCCGGATCGCCAATTGCAATTTGAGCTGATCTACGAACATTACCGGCTACAATAATGTAACCAATAATATTCATAATGTCAAGCGCATCAATTGGCCTTATTTTCTTACCGCGTCGCTTTTCTAAGATCTCTGAAATCTTGCCAATACCCCAACACAATTCTTCAGGGCCACTTGCTACTCCACCAAAACCTTTTATAGGAGTTCCTTTACCTCGAATAACTTGAGTGGAGTAGGTGAATGTTCCCTTTTCCTTAATTTCGCTTAAGAATGCAGCTTTTAGTGTTTTGCCAAGAAATTTTACCCAGCCTTCTCTTGAATCAGGAATAATAAAATCGGCGCCGCCATTATCAACTCGTGTTGGAGCTTTAAACCAGTCACGCACTACTGGAAGCTTATCAACGTACTTCTTTTGAATATTATAGCCTACACCTGCTCCTAAGGCGAGCATATCCATCGTCCAACAGAAAGGTCTGACGGGGCTGTCTACTACTGTGAATGCACAGTTCTGTAAGGAAGCTAGACCAAACCTATCGACTGTTTTTGTACCGAGTTGCCATAAAAATCTTCCAGCAACAGAGCACTTAAGGTTTAGGAAGTAATACCTAAGACGCGCCTCCTCGTCCTTAGTAAAACCGACATTTAATTGTTTATCACACGCTTCAATAATACGCTCGATCGTCTCCGGGAATTCTTCAGTCCTGTTTGTGTTTTCAACAGGCCTTGCATATGTTCTTTTGTAGGTAAGATAACCAACAGTTGACCACGGGATTACAGTTTCGCTCATTTAATATCCGTCAGTGTTAAATTGTTACGAATTCTTCAACATCTGCGGTTGAACCGATTAATCTACCAGTATCATAGATGTAGTGTGCACCCTTAACATTACCAGTTAAACCAGTATGTCTGCACTTTAAAATTCTCATTTTAATCGTGTTTCTTTCAGCTTCACTATCAGCAATCAAGTTTCTAGCGAATGATATAATATCAAAAGATACTTGTTTGATTGAACCAGAACCTCGGATGTCATCTAGGGATGGTAGTACACCTTCTTCAAAGGCTTTCTTTGTGTTCGGAGTCTTACGCAAATGCGAAACTAAACCAATCCAAGGTGTATGTCTTTTTGCAATTCTTAAAAGATCATTCATGATTTTGTCTTGAGCTTCATTGCCTGTTAAGTTTTCAACACCTTCTGAGACAAGAATCGTAATGTGATCAATGAATAAGTACTTGCAGCCTACCAGACACATATATTCTAGCTTGTCTATAATACTACTATCATTGATAGAACCTTGATGGTCTAGCAACACGACGCGATCGTTATTAAATACCTTATCAAAACCTTCTCTAAGCTCTTCTAAAGGGATCTCATCCTTTGCAGGATTTCGAAGCAGCGCCATACCAGCCAACTTACGTGCGGTTTCTGCAGGAGATTCTTCTAAACTGACTACTCCGATTTTATCTTCAGTAGTCATTAAAATATGTAACATTATTTCTCTAAGGACAGTGCTTTTACCACTACCTGTTCCAGAAATAAATAATGCGATTTCGCCAAATCTCATTCCTTTTAGTTTCGAATTTACACCATCAAGACAAGGCGGATAAGGTACAGACTGAATTTTATTATAATTTTCTAGAGCATTCCAAAGATCTTCTTTAGTAATAATACCACTAGGAATATACGGAGCTGCATCAAAAATACATTGTAAAAGTTTATTTCCGTCAGCTTTTAAAAGAACTTCATTTGCATCTTTGAATGGAAGCTTTGTAATTTTTGCTTTATCAATTCCGATAATCTTGATAGCTTCAGCACAAGCTTCCTTACCAGCATTATCTTCATCAAGGCACAGCACGACTTCACTAAATGATCTAATCCAATCTCTATTTTCCAATAGAGACTTAGTCATTGAAGCAGATGAAAGAGCTGCTACTGGATATATTTTATTATACTTTTCCATAGACGCTTGAGCAACACTTAAAGCATCTATTTCGCCTTCAGTAATTATAAGTCTTTTGCCGGCACCGTTAAATTTTTCTTTGCCAAATAGATTAAGTGAATTATTAATCCAGCTAAACTTTTTTGGAAGTTCTCTTTTCTTATAAGCTTTACCGCCGTCATACGGATAATAGTGTGCTTCTATTTCACCGTTTTCATTATAAGAACATTTTACATCAAAAAATTCTGCGACTTGTTTTGTAATACCCCTGTCTTTAAAACCTCTGACAGGAAGCTCTTTAATTTCATCTATAGAAAGCGATTTGCGGACTTTCGTAAATGTCTCTGTCACTTTTATCTCTTTCTGCTCTTCAACTTCAGTTTCGTCTCGAGCATCTGCTGGAAAAAATTTCTGACATGAAAAACAAAAAGAAGTACCATCATCATAAAGACGTCTAGCATCACTAGATCCGCATTCCTTACTTAAGCATCTGAGTCTTGCCTTAGTGAGTTTACCCATTGAATTAAGACTCCTGAAATTACTGTTAATAAAACGATTAAAAGAGTATAGTCTTGTGATTCAAACTTAGCTTCAATATTTACCAAATGAACTACACTATAACCTAATGAAAACAACAAAACAATTATAGTTATAAAATTTAGTAAATGCACTAAAGTTGTTAATTTCATATTACTCCCTAAATTCAGCCCAAGATCTCACTAATTCTAAACGTTTTTTATGTCTATCTGTTATTGGTTCCTTAACTGGCCATGACACTTTTTCAATCAGAGTGTTGTACCAGTTCTTGTCGGTAGGTGCTTCTACCATACACAAAGACCAAGTTTCAGAGTAAGACAACGTTCCTTTTGTTTTGTATTGTTCTATGCAAATAAAGTCGAATTCTTCTTTAGGTCTTACTTTAAACATTTCATTTAAGACTTTCGAAGAAGACGTATATTTCTTCCAATTTGACTCTTTACCTTTATTTAAAGCACCTGTTCCATAGTACAGTTTCTTACCTAAATAAAAGCGTTCAAGAATTCTATCTCTAATGACGTATATAAAACCAACGCCATCACCCATTTTATCTGGAAATTTCCAGTGACCGTTTAAAGAATTGTTGTATATGATTGGTTTTTCTATTTTAGGTACAGTTCCTGTAAATTTCATTAAACATCCTTATACGTCTCCTATGAAATCAATTCCTGAACTACTGGCCAATCTTTGCATGTGAAAAAGTCACTTTCATTTTTAGACAGATAGATCATTTTGCCATTCGACATTAAGTAGCTAAACCACTCATCACCGTAGGCTTGAATATATTGATCTACAACTTGTTCCTGGAATTCTTGTTCGGTACTAAATGGCTTTAAAATTCTTTCAGCTTTAACCTCACCAACGCGTGGCACTCCAGGTATATTGTCTGTCGGATCACCTTTCAAAAGCTGTTCATAATAGTGTCTGATTGCCTGCTCTTCAGATATTGTTATAAGCTCTTTCTTATGCATTAGATAGTGCTTACCTGGAATGCATTTCAAATCTTTATCGATTGAGCATATAACATAATCATCGCCAGCTTCAATAGCCTGTGTAGCCCATATTCGCATCAAATCATCAGCTTCAAAGTTTGTAGCTTCTACAGCTAAATCCTCAGCTGCAGCTAACCTTCTAAGTACCGGTACAAATGCATTTTGTTTATTAGGATCAGCATGCCGATTTAATTTGTATTCTGGATATAACTTATTTCTAAAGTTATTAGAACCCTTTACAGCCATTAAATATTTGTCGCAATAGATTAAATCTAACAAAAATCTTAAATCTGATTTTAAATTTTCCCAAGATTCTTCTAAATATTGTTGATCTTCTTCTTTAGTCCATTCTAAAGGTATTCTTTTGCCCTCGTCGTCGAGACTTATAAAAGACATTCCATTAGTCACTCTAGCCTTCTTTTCCCAACGAGGCTTACATGCTTGATAGCACAAAACGTCTCCATCGATAATTGCAATTGTCAAATGTACCTCCTTTGATTACAATATAAACATTTTACGAAATACTTATTTGTGTATTTCTTACATACAATACATTTGAAAGCAGTCATGACTTAGGACCTACAAAAATTGAATCAGGTAATGGAAATTCATATCCCACCTTCCTCCACAGATGCAAACAAAATGGATGATGATTTACATATTCACTCTGAGGTGGATGAAATTGAATAACGCAATCTTGCTTTCCCCAAAACAAATCTTTAACAAAACACATCTCTCCCCATGTAGGGCATCTTTGAGTTCCTACAGTAACGCTGACGTGTTCCCAACCATGCCCATCAGATGCGATTACGAATAAATCTGTCTTAGTGTCTGTATAATATATTTTAAAAGCACCATTATTTTTGTATGACCAATCCGACGCTAATGGTCCTTGGGTCAATCGATATTGTTCTGGAACTTTGAACATTTGGCCACCAATCAGGTTTATTTCGTTTAGTCCAATTAGCAAAGCTTGCTTTACTTTTGTAGTACTCCCTATAAGACTCTACTGTCTTATAAGTACCATCTAAGTATTTAAGCTTATACTGCTCAGGCATGCATAAAACCCAAGGTGTACAACCTTGAGGAATACACACTAGAGGTTCATGTAAGCTCTCTATAACATCTTGACATTTATGTCTTTTGTTAAATCTATAAGTATATTCTTCACAGATAGCTATGCCATGCTTTACTAACCATTTATAATTTTCAAGAGCCTCTGCTGCCCATAGAACACATGGATGATTCTGATGAGTAGGCTTGTAAGGGCCTCCGTTAATAGTTGAAAGAATTTGAGCTGTTTCGAGTGCCATTTTAACAATATGCTTATCGAATTGCATTCTAGCAGCTTCTTGCGGATTAACACTTAAAACGAATATGTTCATTACAAATTTAAAACTTTAATTATTTTCTTGTATTTAAATCCATCTATAAAAGAGTGATTTTTCACACTTTTAATTACTTTTCCAAAACTATAGAAGTTATTAGCAGGTACAATTACTATTGTATCTTTCTCTAGTTCATTTTCGGATAAATAAGCATAACCTTTAGACCAAATCCCTCTTTCGTTAAATGTTACGAAGACAGCGTAACCATTTTTCTTGAGAAAGTCACAAGAGCCTTCTTCAGTTATTGCACACGATTCTTTTTTATGACATAAAGAGGAACAATTCATTTTGGATCTCCGAATGCGATGTAGTATTGAGGGCCTTTATTTAAATCTTGTTTAAAGTACATTTGCTCTAATTCAAGTTTTGCACAAATACTCTTAATTGTACAAAATAACGGAAAATCACCATTTTTAGTGCTACTTTCGTAGTAATGATCTGTTACATGGATCCAAACATATGGTTTTGAAATAGCCATGCTAATGGTAGAAAGAGCAATTGCCAGACTTTTACCTTCTTGTCTGCCTTTCATTGAGAGCGGATAACTTCTCGCTAAATGCAATGGATTTCTTTTGCTTCTTGGTGGATCTGTAGGAGTCAGATCAGATTTAGTTTTGTCAATGGACATCATACCATGAGTTTCCAATTTTAGCACCTCCATCCATAATTGTTACACCAAACAACTTAGGACCATCTATAAATGCTTGTTTACCAATCTTTGCGGCTTCCTCTGCATGCTGCTCTGGAACCATAAAATCTATTTCATCGTGGTAAAAAATGCAAGGTACAAACGGAATGTTTGCTTTGTTTAACCGTTCAACTGTTAGCATCAAGGCTGATGCACAAGTAATTTTCTCTAGAGACTGTAAAAGATACACAAGAAGTTTATGGAAGGAATCTACATATATTCGATTGCCAGCTAACGAAGGAATGTAGCCATCTCCATTTTGAGAAGTTTTACCGTAAATATTTTCTAATTTATCGATTAGTTCTTTAAATCCAGGAACTGCTTTAAGAAAGCCATTTTTTAACTTATTGCCTTTTTCAGCGTTTAATGTACCAAATATGTAACTCCACAATTTCTTGCCAGAGGCCCCAAATAGAAATGCATATAAAATACGTTTTGCCTGAGACCTCGCGACTGTATGCTGAACACCCATTGACTTCAATACAGCTGTTAATACATCTGCATTGTACTGATGAATATCGCCGTTGAGCAAAGTATCAATGAACTTAGGATCACCAAGATAATGCGCCAACCCTCTTGCTTGATTACCCGATGAGTCACATCCAATAAGCTTCCATCCCGGAAGACACGTGAATAAAGAACGCATTTCTTTACCCCATGGACTATCTGCGGAAGGTACGTTAACAATGATACTATGGCGAGCACGCATGCTGGGAGTGCCAATAGTAATACAAGAACCATGGAGCATTCCGTTTTCATCTGTATTCTCAATCCAAGTCTTTAAAATGCCAAATCGAGACCTTGCAGTTAGAAATTCTAAGTATAATTTACCATCACCTCCAAGAAACTCTAAACTGTCTTCGGTTATTTTTGGAGAACTTTGAACTTTCTTACCGGTAATTTCATCAACTTTGTAATTATATTCAGTAGGCTCCCATCCATTTCTATATAGAAACAATTTTACATCGGTGACTGAATCAAGACTTAAGAATTCAAATTCAACTCTACAATATGGCCCTGCAACCATCCTTTCTTCACCTTCATAGCCAGACCAAGGATCTATATTAAACCATTTTGCAGTATGAATATCATAACAACCTTTTTGTGTCCACTTTGGTCTTTTTTCTTCAACGATACCTTTTTTACGATCTACAGCAACACATTTCATTCCAAGCTTACTATTTAAGGTGTTGTAAGCCCTATTCATTTCATCTTCTAGTTTAATATAAAGTTCTTTCGCCTTAGGCATATCAAAAGGCCACCCATGATACTGCGCATCTGCCGACCATTTAGCTGCAGCATGTTCCGCTCTTAGATAATACTTAATATTCGGTTGTTTAGAGTAAAGATCTTTATATTCAGCATCAAGAATTTCAAAGACTTTTACATTGAGATCAACGTCTGATACGTTTCGAATTCTCATTTCCTCTGAGAATTTAGACCAATCCTCGTGTTGTACTTTTGGTTTTCCTAAGAAGTTGCCCCAGGCTTCTAAGCTATGGCCTTCATTTCCGAATCGTTTATAGTTTAATACTCTGGATAAAATTAGAGTATCTGTAACTATTACATTACTTGGCAATTCGTAATTAAATAATTTTTTGAATAAAGTAAAATCATAATCTACAATATTATGTCCAATTACATGAGTAGCTTTTTTAAATTCATTAATCCAGCTTAAATCACCTTCTAAATAACTTTTCGTAGTGTTTGTATTAAAATTGTAGATTGTTAATATCCACATCCGAGTTGCAGTTTCTATTAAGCCATCTGCCTCGGCATCGAATAAAATCTTCATTTTACACTTGGATAAACACTGTTGATTTGATCCATAATTTCATGCGCATATTTTGCATGAATCGGTTTCTTATTGTTTTTAATATATAACATCATATAGATATAATAAAATAGACCCTTTGAAAGTTCTTGTGTTTCGGAATCTTTACGACCATTCCTATCTAAGTATTTTCGAATCTGCAATTCAACAGCTGCGATAAACAGTTCTGGATTCTGATAACGCGAGATACGAGACATCGCGTCAATCCATTGATATTCATCAATAAAGTTTTGGTAGTGGTTGAGTTGAATTGCATCAGTTTTAACAAAAGATGCATTCAATTCAGTATTGACGCTAGTCGGCTTTTCAATCATATTTGGAGCCCAAGCGAATTCTCTTTCGAGTCTTTCTCGCCACATTACAAGGTCTTCGATACTTTTTAAAGTAACATCAGGTGTATCTTTTGCTAGGTTACTAACAATAACAGAAAATGGGAAAGTTACATCGGCATCGTCAATACTGTGAAAACTAGTTGCTGTATCAAATTTAACTAGTGAGCCTTCTCGAGTTTCACAGAAAGTATAAAGATATTGCATTTTTATTTCAATTTAAAAGGGGCTACCCTTTCGAGTAGCCCCATTAGTTTGGCTTAATAAGTATCGTCTTCGTCGCCGTTTTCTTTGGTGTTATCGATTACTTCCGTTTCGGCTTCATCGAACTCATCACCACGAGGTTTCGGCTTGTAGACAATATGCTTTGTCACTTGAATACCCATAAGGACGCTGGCAATACCTTTACCGCCATCCTTACGAGGATATTCGTATTGGAAAATACGAACATTGCCAATCGAGCCGTTTCCGATACTATTCGGATCAATTTCTCTTAGCTTACCATCAATAACAGTGATAGGAGACGCTTTTTCACCATCTTCTTTGATTGACTTCTTTCGAAGGTTCACACGGAAATAAGGAGCACCTTCATCAGGTACCACGGCTTTCACAGGAAGACCGATTTCTTCCCACAACTTCTTTACAGCCTTATCCGTAGTACGAATTTGAGCTTCCCAGGTAGGATTTTGCTTATTAAACTTTGCGCTTGGACGCTTAGGGTCGAGCTTGCAAAACCACAGTTCACAGTCTTTAACGATTGGCATAGTTTTCCTTAGAAATAGTTGACCCTCATTTGAGGGTTAATCTAACGGGTTTCCCTAACAACTAAATACACAAATTTACTCTAAGAACAGTTTATCCCACTGCTCAGGAGTAATACCACTCAAAATGAATTCACGCTGGTCAGGTGTCAACTGCGGGAAAAAGTTTTGTATAGGCGTATTTCCTCTATAGAATTCTTCTAATTGACTTTCAGTTATAGGTATTTCCATACCATACACTTTCGAGTCAATTGGACTTACTTTTTGTAAATACATAATTCACCAAGAAGGATTTAGGTTTATTTCTTGAGATTCATGCTGTTTAGTAATTTCAAAAGACTTTTTAATTAAAGGATATTTTTCCTCAAATTGCTTTGGAATTAAATAGATATTTCCGCCGCCATTGTGAGTAATTAAAGAGACTTGATAATATCCATCTTTAAGATCTTCAAAGATGTCAAATTGAGTTTCTTTCTCATCAATTGTAAAATATCTTTTATTTTGGTTATCGTACGCAACTGTTTGGATTTGCTTAAGATCTACTTCTGTTTCCACTAAATATATTTTACCGCCTAAATCTAATTCGAAGTTTTCGCCAAAGTTATCTTCATTACTGCCGAAAGTATTTCGCATATTTTCGATGTAATTTTCAATAACTTTAACTAGCTCTTTAGATGGCGAATTTTCACGAAGAGCTTCAATATTATTTCCAAGATCTTTCATAGCACCTCAACAAAAGCAATATTCACTTTCTAAGATTAATTTTATATCTAGATTTCCTAATTTTACATTTGTAAAGTCACCTCCAATGTCTTTCATAATCGATTGTAGTGGATCTGATTCGTATAATTTAAGAAAAGTTGTTCGAAGTAATACAAACAATTTTGACATATCTGCCAATAAACATCCGAAAGAATCGTGTATAGTAGTTACTGGAAAATCAGCTTCAGAAACTACCATCGATAAATGTGCGGCATCTAAGCTATGAATTATATTTGGGCTTGCACCTTGCGATTGTTTACCTTTAGATGGAACTGGTTCCTCAATAAAGCATATTGCTAACTGCAAAGTGTTTTCATAATAGCCAGTATTATTTCTTTCACCCTTTGGTGGTCCGTATTGAACCCATATCTTTTTTACAGTACCTTCTGTGTAGTTTTGAACAACTGGAAAATTCGTGACAGGGACAGTCCACGAAAGAAACCTATCATCTTTTTCAGCCTTTTTACCAGCATCTTCAAAGACTTTGAGAAGCTGCATTGGACGTTCTAAAGAGATACGACAATTGTTAAATGTCTCTCTACCTAAATAAGCACCCCATTTGTGTTCCATAAACATCAACAAGTCTATATTATGCTTACGGGCATCGTCAATAACTTGCTGACCTAAACCATATGCAGTTCCGCCATCGTTTTGTTCAGTAAAGTTCGCTACGCTTTACCCGTATTGAGTTAACTCCTAAGAACTGCAAATTCGCCGTACAGTTCTTTTCGTTTCTGTTCTACACAATTAAATGCTTCTTTAGGTGTATTAAACAATCCTAAATAAAGCTTTTTACCATCAATAGTAAGTCTAGCTTGATATTTTCCACTAGGCGTTTTAATTATGCCTCTGTACCCTGTTGTATTGTTTTTAGACAGTTTCGAGTTTTGTCTATTTTGAACTTGATTACAGAGCCTAAGATTTTCAATTTTATTATTTAAAGGATTGCCGTCGATATGATCAATTTGCATTCCTAAAGGAATCGTTTCATTATGTATTTCATAGATAATCCTATGAAGCATAAAATTCTTTCCGAATACTTCGACTTGATAATATCCAGAACTGTTAATCCAGCCTACTTTAGAGTGTTGATTGTTAGAATAAATTCTAGTTAGAGAGCCATTGCTATTATATTTAAATATTTCTTTCCAATTCATTGTATACTTAACTCAATACAGC